TATGGAAAATCTTATCTCGCCTAGACATATTTTGGGTCATTCATGGAATCAATATACTTTGCGCACCCCCAAGAGAGATAAATTGAAAGAATTTTTAGATGAAAAAGGCATTGGGAACGCCATTTACTATCCTATACCTCTTCACAAACAACCTTTATTCGAAAATGGCCAAAGATTGCCCAATGTGGAACAAAGATGTGCAGAAGTCATTTCAATTCCTATTTATCCAGGCTTATCCGAGAACGAAAGAGAAAACGTAGTCCAATATATCACCAAATTTATGGAGCAAACATGAAAAGATTCGGATTAATTGGCGCCGCCGGGTATATCGCACCCCGACACATGAAAGCCATTAAAGAAACCGGTAATATTTTAGAAGTGGCCTTAGATCCCCATGATTCAGTGGGAATTTTAGATTTTTATCATCCAAAAGCCTCTTTTTTTACCGAAATAGAGAGGTTTGACCGACATATTGATAAATTAAGACGACGAGGGAATGGTTTAGACTATCTTTCCGTCTGTTCTCCCAATTATTTACACGATTCACACATTCGCATGGGTCTCCGCAATCATTGCGACGTAATTTGTGAAAAACCTTTGGTATTGAATCCTGAAAATATTCATTTTTTGAACATTTTAGAACAAGAAAGCGGTAAAAAAATCAATAATATTTTACAACTTCGTCTTCACGGCGCCATTGAGGATCTAAAAAGAGACATTGAGCCTGATAAAATCTATGATATCGATCTTTCTTACATAACCTCGCGCGGGTTGTGGTATCATTATTCGTGGAAAGGGAATAAAAGTAAATCTGGCGGCCTTGCGACCAACATTGGCGTACATTTTTTTGATATGTTAACGTGGATCTTCGGTCCGGTCGTGCAAAATAAACTTTATGTCTCCAAAAAAGATATAATGTCGGGATATCTTCGTTTAGAGCGTGCCAATGTCCGATGGTTTTTGAGCTGCAATGAGAAATATCTCCCCACCAACGTCAAGGAAAAAGGCGAAAGGACATATCGGTCGTTAAAAATAGAAGAAAAGGAATTCGATTTCAGCAAAGGCTTTAATGATCTCCATACTAAAAGTTATCACCATATTTTAGAGGGACATGGATTTGGAATCGACGCCGTGAAACCCTCAATAGATCTGGTATCTAATCTGCGCAGGTGCCGAGTGGTCTCGATAGACGAAGATAGCCATCATTTTATTAAAAAGGAAATCAAATAAATGGAAATAGGAATTGTCGGCAATGGTTTTGTAGGAAATGCTATTAATGAAGGGTTCAAAAATCATTATAATATGATTGTTTATGATAAGAATCCCCAAAAGAGCCCAAATATTCTTCAAGAGTTATACAATTTAAAATATATTTTTATCTGTGTACCAACTCCGATGGATAATAAAGGTAATCTCGATCTTTCGATAGTCAAAGCGGCCATCAAAGAGTTGGGAGGTCATAAAACTCTAATAATTAAATCTACTATCACTCCTGCTGGCGCCCTTGATTTAATAAAATCCTTTTCCCAACACACACTTGTATTTAATCCTGAGTTTCTTACCGAGCGCACTGCTGTAGAAGATTTTAAAAATCCTTCCCGCATAGTATTAGGGGGAGACCCGGAGGCGGTGAACCATATTTTTAATATTTATGAAAGAATCTTTCCTGATACCTATACCAACTATATCTTAACAGATGCAAAAACCGCCTGTTTTATCAAATATTTTTGTAACTGCTTCTTCGCGGCTAAAATTTCACTTATTAATGAGTTTAAACAGACCGCAGAAATAGAGAATATAGATTGGCCTGTCGCATTGGGGGGTTTATTATCCTCCGGGTGGGTAAATCACATGCATACTCAATGCCCTGGCCCGGATGGAAAAAAAGGATTCGGCGGCAAATGTTTTCCCAAAGATTTAAATGCTTTTATAGAATATAGTAAATCTTTAGGCATTTCGCCGCTAATGCTGGAAGCAGCATGGGAAAAAAATTTAGAAGTTCGTATTAATAGCGATTGGTTAGCTATACCGGGAGTTGTTAATGGGAAATAAACACACTTTTCAGTTAAAACCTTGACTTTTAGTTAATAATGGGTTATAATATAGTAAGTAAGTTCATAAAGGAGATATATATAATGAAACTTAGCAATCAAGCACTTGGAGCAATCATGATGGCTCTTCAAAAATCAATCATGGAACAATCAGACATCGGGCCAGTCCTGGCTGGGTTTGATTTAGTCGACACAGAGAATGGATTGATGGTGGAAAATCCTCCCGTAGTACATTTTAATGAGGTAGACAACGAATCCGAAGAGGGAACTCCCGAGAATGCCTAAATATTGTTATTATTGCGAAAACTGCAAAACAGAATTTGAAATAAGTCATTCTATTAAAGAGAGATTAGAAAACTGTACCTTTTGCGCCTCGGATAATACTCTTAAAAAGCTTATTTCTATGCCGACGATTCTTGCGCAAGATAAACCGCTGAAAGGTAAGAAGGTGGGATCATTAGTTGAAGAATATATTGAAAAAAATAAACAACAGTTGCAACAAGAAAAAGATCGGCTAAAAAAGGTGGAATATTAATGACAATTTTATCCATCCTGTTAAGTGTGACTTCTTTTTTGTTGTTTTCTATTATTATATTTTTAATATGGTATATTAAAGAAGCTCTTAGTCAAATTCGAGCCTCCGAACAATATACATTTGATTTAATTTCCGGCATAGAAGAGTTAAAAGAAGTTATGGAAACATATATAAAACATGTCGACGGGGTTCATGAAATGGAGATGTTTTATGGGGACGAAACATTGCGAGATCTTATACGTCACGGAAAAGCTTTAATAGAGACTTTCGAAGATTATAAGGTCGATTATTTCCCCATTTTAGAAATGAAGGAAATAATGTACGATGACGACGAAAAATACTCCTACCGTATCCAAGAAGAAAACTAAAAAGACCAAATATAGACGAATAAGAAGAACCAAAAATCCTCGTATGTACTTTACGCAAGTACACGAAGATGCCATTGTAGAATACAATAACATTACCGACAACAAACGTCGCACAGAATTATATATTCAATTTATTCAGCCAGCTTTTAATGAAATGGTGGATAAAATTGTTTTTACTTATCGTTTTACAGTTTTGCCAAATATTGATACATTGCGAGACGATTGCAAAGTGTGGTTAACGACTGTGCTGGATAAGTTTGACCCCTCAAAAGGATCAAAAGCTTTTTCATATTTTTCAGTGATCACCAAAAATTGGTTTATTCAAAAAGTTAAAAAAAATAAACGTAGTCGACAGAGGGAAACTCAATTTGAGGATTTAACTAAAGAATTAGAAATGAAATTCATTTCTTCAGAAATGACTTATGATACCGAAAGAGAATGGAAAGAATTTTGGTCTCTTTTGTGGGTTGAAATTGATACTTGGGATAAGTTAAAATTAAAACCTAACGAACGAAAAGTTTTAGAAGCCATAAAAATATTGCTTCAAAGCTCCGAAGATATTGAAATTTTTAATAAGAAAGCTATTTATTTGTATATACGCGAAATCACTGGACTTAATACTAAGCAAATTGTTAATTCGCTTAATAAGTTGAGGCACAGATATCGTATTTTCAAAACTAAATGGAATAAAGGCGATTTATGAAAGATTTAGAAAAATATTTAGAAAAAGCTATTAAAAATATTGAAGATGATCGCGATATAACTCGTCGATTATTGGATGATGTTGTGGTTTATTTGAGTGGAGACGAAGAGCGGCATATGACAGTCGGACTCACCGCAGCAAAATATGTAGAGACCCTACAACGATCAAATGAACAACTCGTTAAAATATCATCTATAATTCAACGAAAACAGAAAAGTGATATTGGATTAACGATGGATGATAAAAATGATCTTTTTGATATGATCAAAGAAGGAACCCAGGAAGATGGGAACTAAAGTCAAAATACCAGTTAATCAAGTGGCGGCAGGCGAGAATATATTTGGTTCTCGACTTTATAAAGTTAATGGGTCGGTCGATCCTTACTTAACTCCGTTATCTACATTGGAAGCTAACTGGACTGCCAACCACGATGGGCTTATCCAATGGAAAGAAACTGCTCGTGAAATGAGCCGCGCCGTTCGCGTCGACCCCGATGGTCCGTGGGCCGCGCTTGTTTTAAAGGTGGCCTTTGTATATTATTATGGAGATGAAGAGAGGTTCTATGCACCAGTCCAAGCGGGCGGACTTCGTCCAACCCGCCGAAACTCTAAATCTGCAAAATATATCAAAATATGGGCACAACGCCCCAGTGTTGATCAATGGCGCATTCAACCTGATTGGTCTTATTTAGGGGGCGAATATGCAACCCCCACCCGACAATTTAAGGCCCAAAGCGCCGAAGAACGTAACGCTCTCATCAATATGTACCCTACATACATTGTTTCTCAGGAAGAGTGGGGCTCTCAACGAACTCCTCATGTGGGAGATATAATGGCTGTTACTTTCGAACATAAAATATCCAAAACTGGAGGGAAAATATTAGGATTTGTTGATCAATCAGATTTGCAACTAGTACCAACTTCATTTCCTGCGGGGACATCGCCAGACATAGCTTCAGCCCACGAATCTTTTGTTGATCCTAAAAGAAGTATTTCTGACGTATTTGAAGATGATGAGGGCCCTATGATTCGAGAACCAACTGCTGAACAATTAAAAGCCGCAGTTAACGTTATGGCTTTCATGGCACCCGGTCCCGAAGTCCGAAACCAGGAATATATACCCGATTATTTAGATGGGAAAACTCCAAATACTTTAAGATTCAAAACAGGCACCCCAAGACGAACTTTTGATAGTGACCCTCCCCAAGAAGAATATATACAAACTTTAATTTGGGAAAACGGGCGCCCGGTATACACAAAAGACGCCCCCTATTTAATAGCCTTATGTCAGGCCGCTTTAAAGGACGGCATCAGATTATATTCATCCAGCCTGTACCGAACAGCATGGGATAATGTCACTGGTAATATGTTGAAACCCCATTTGGTTAACAAGTTTGCCCCTGAAGGCGCCGTAGACCAACCATATGGGGGTTATGTGGGGTGGGACGGTAAACCCCTAAGTAAACGATTTTTAGCCAAAGTGTGGGCGCGCCCCGAAGGAAGTTTTGCGGCCTCACAAAAAAAGCTGCGTATTGCACATTGTACACCCATAAAAGAGGGAGATGATGTATTAACAAGTCCCTCTATTTGTAAACCCAAAACCGGGCCCCCAACAGATCGTCCAGCATATGCTTTTTCTCATGGCGCTGGCTGGGCGAATGACATTGGGATGAACATGGATCGCCACGCAGGAACTAAACCCCAAGATCCTATTTCCAAAGCATACCGCTGGATGTGCCTGAATGCTTATAAATTTGGGTTTATTCGCACCGTAGATACGGAACGCTGGCATTGGGAATGCCGGCTTGATCAGACACCGCGCCCGCGTATGTTTTCAGCGATTTCCAGAAGAAACGGCTCTTGGGATAATCAATTTAATCAGCGAGGAATGGATTATTATGATGATCCAAATGATCAATCTTTCGATGAGTATTGGGACCAAGATGAGGAAAATGAACGAAAGGTAAGACAGACTGAAATGGGAGTGGTAGAATATGGGTAAGCTAAAAATATTTTCTAATAAAAAGGATGCAAGAACCGATAAGGGGCTTTCCCGGACCGCCAAGGCTGCTGTGGAAAAAAACCCCGGACAAGGTTTAAATTGCGGACCACTGACAGAAACGGTTCCTATCTTTGACCGCGCCAAAGGTGAAAAAGTTATAAAAAACAAAAACAATTCATGGATTGTTTTGGGAAGAGACAGGCCCGCCAGTAAAGCTTCTGGAAATGGCGGAGCTGGTCATGGAAAATGTGGCATGATTGATATAGTGGTGGGACGATTGGCATCATCAGTAGCTAGCGAAAATAGCGATGCATATGTCTCACCCAGCTTTTCAGCTGATGCTGCTCGTATTTATATTTGCCAAAAAACTAACATTGATCAACATTTTGGTATCTGCGAGGGTTATGTGGGTTTATCTCAAAATAGGTCAGCCATAGGTATGAAGGCCGATTCAATTCGAATCATGGCCCGCCAAGGAATTAAAATTGTTTCATCAATGCCTGGGCCCCCGTCTACGGCAGGAGCGTCTGGGCAACCCAAAAGCCGATACGGGATTGATCTAATATCGGGTAATTATGGGGGCCCCAACGCCGCCACCGATACAAATGGCAAGCCGGTTCTTCAACCTATTCCTAGAGGGGAATATTTGGAAGAGTGTTTAAAAGAAATAGTAAAACTGATTGAAGGAAACTCAAAAATCATGTCTAATTTTATTCGAAAACAAATGGAATTTAACTGGTCAATCGCCACCCATACCCACCTAGAGCAGCCTATGCCGGTCTCTCTGTCAACCCCGCTAGGGATAAAGTACGCGTCCATTATGCCAAGTCAACTCATACACGGTGCGATCCCGTCATCGTGGAAAAATCCTGTTAATGCATCTGCGGTCAAATTAAATTATTTGACTGGCCCAATCTCCAATATGTGGATCAACAGTAGGGTGAATAGGACAACTTAGATGACCGATGTTCTCACGCAGCCCATAGACTGGGACTTTTTTGAATGGGAAAATATATTCCCAGCATCCGGGGAAAGCTCTCTGATCCATATAGCCCGTTATTTCGCGGGCTTTAATCTTCCTATGTGGGGAGGATGGATGGGATACTTGGAGATCACCGAGAAAGAGAGAGAGGCTTTCGAAGAAGAATTCGGTGGACAATTTGATAAAGTTTTACACCCCACACCCCATTATGTGGATATCTCCGCCTATTATCGCGGAGTCACAGATGCTACCAAGTGGAACGCCACAGGCGGCACGCCGTGGGGCAACTATTCGCTCGCCACCTTAATGGAGCCCTCGGCCGATATCCAAAATACTTTAAACCCATGTCATCCTGATGGTAAAACAGATTCGTGGAAATTATACGCCGGCAAAAAGGTCGACAAAGTTCAATATAATCATAGCAGTTATGTTAATGTTCATCGATTTATGGTGGAAGACTGCGTAGACGGATTAACTGATGATGAATTCTCTGTTTTAATATATCTTTTCTTAAAAACAGAAATATCCCGCTCTATTAGATCTTATATTGATAAAATTCCAAAAGCAGATCGAGATTTACCACAACCTGAAATTATGGGGATTTTATATTATTATTTACATATGTTAACGGATGTACATTCACCGGAGACCCTCTATTATTTATATACCCGCGTTCCTCAAATTTTTACTTGGTATAAACAACCATCATTTAAAGTAATGGTAAGGGAGCCTAAATATGACGAGGTTTATCCCACTCAAGATTGTGACAGTACAAAAACTGGTACCGACGCGTCCGGTGTGCCGTGGCAGCCTAGTCGCACCGTCCTTTATCGGCCTTTGGGTATAACTGAAGGTACTCCTTATGAAGGACAACCCCCCGTCAACATTCCCGAATATGGAGGTGAGTATGATATTGGCAATCTAGATTACAGCGCCGGCGCTTCCGGCCATACCTCGTCTGGATATGAATCCGGACCGGATTTTTGGGCCAATATATTTTTAAGAAAATTGCCTGAAAGTTTTGTTACATTTGATAGCATTGCATATTGGCTTAAAGCCGAGCTATTAACTGAGTTAACACAACATGTGGAGCAATATCGATATGCTTATGAAAATCATACTTATACGGTCATGAGCCCTGATAATGTCATTAATAATGCGGGAATTACGCAAGGGGGTATTTATTCTGCTGCAGTTTTAAATACTCAAACTATTTTATCTTGGTGGCAGCAAGTGGCCGAATCTGCCCTTCGACAAGCATCCGACAAAGAACTTGACGACCTTGCGGCCAAAGAAGAAACTGAAGATATTGAAAATTTAGACTTTAGTGATTGCGGGCCCGCTCCTGCACTTGCGCCGAGCGCTACCGGGTGTGCTAGTTGTATTCCTAATCCCAAAGCCATTGTTCCTGATTGGACGACTTTATCGGAAAGTGAACCTTTTTTAAATGGAAAGACATGCGAATATTCCATCACAACCCTCTCCACTGAAGAGAATGTGTTTACGGTCCCCTTGGGAGATATTTTAGTTAAAGCCATCCGGCCAGGATTAGAATTATTATTAACAAATTATGATAAAGACACTTCAGAAAAAACATTAGATGAACTTGTTCCTCTGGCTACAGCAAAAGATTATTATGTCCCTGTACGTTCCGGGTTAAAAATAAGAGTTCTGGTAACCCTACCAGCCGCACTTATGGATAAAGTGGGACCTCCCCTTGAACCCACCGCAGATGAAAAAGAAGCCGAGTCACGAGACGAAGCCCCGGGAAATTCTGAAGCCACCACCGAAACAGTTTTGAAAGGATTTGAGATTCGTCGATATTTTAAGGTCGCCATTCAGGGGATGCGTAAAATAGGACGCGAACATATCTTTGCTTTCTTGAGAAAGGACGCGGAAGGGAAGGATGCGGGTCGATATCTATTAAACTGTCCTTTTTATAGGGAGGGTTTACAGCAATATCGATCGGCACTTATTAAATTTTTGAACAAAAATAAATTTAAAATCAATCCCATCGCCGCCAAAACTGCAGCCCTTGATGAAGTTAAATTAAAATTTGATTCTGAATATAACCTGGTAGAAGTTTGGGCCAACAAGATGGGATGCCCCGCCGAACAGTTGAAAGAAGGATTTGAGACCTTTAAAAATAAAAATATGGTTAATAATGAAACTATATCAGCTTTAGTGGCCAAACTACCAGAACTTGTAAATGATTTAAGTAAATCGGATCCCATTAGGTATGGAGAGTTTGCTGATAAATACATTTATCCAGCGCTCGATACGGAAAAACGCGATGCACTAGACGAACAACCTTTGACCGAAGGAGACGATTGTAATGTAGGTCATGTCTTACAAAATATTTTTAAAGGTCCACTGGCCCTCAGTGCCCAAGCGCTTGGAGAAGGATTAACTTTTTTTGAACTATGGGCCGATGAGTTCAACGAGCAACTTTGCACTTCGTATGATGGAGTAATCGAACAGGAAAAGAAACTGGAAGACCCCAAAGAACAAATGAAGCGAATAAAAGATCAATGGCATCGCCAAATTGAAGCCGGAGACCCAATTTTTACTGGCATTCCAGCTATTATAGATGACACGGCCAATGTTTTTGAAATGTTTGAACTTTTAATCAATAAATTGGGCTTTTGTGGGTTTCTGGCAGTTTTGGAAAAGGTGTCCGATTGTGTAGTGGGTGGATTTGATATAGAAATGTCAGCAAAAACTTTATTAGCCGCTACCATCAACAACTTTACTCAAAAACAAGTAGAAGGCATCTTTTTTGCCATGAACCCAGGATTGCAAAAGTTAATAACTGATGCGGTAAAAGAACTAACGGAAATTCCCTTCCCTTGGGATGCCGATTACCGTCCCGGAAGCTATAATGATCCAGATATAAATGAGTTCGGGGAGAATATGCGTAATATCGAGCGAAAAGTAGAAAGATTCTTCAAAGACGAAGCCAATATTGAGATTATATTTGAAGAAAAATACAAAGATGTGCTCCAATGGCCCGAAGGATACGAAGAGGGCGAATGGTTTGCCGTTGGAGGCGATACCGATACCGAGTACTCCTGGATTGATGAAAATAATTTGCAGTACCGAACGCGGACCCTGCTGAGTACCGATGTGTGGACGGATGTCGGAACAATGGGTTGGCAAACCGCGCCACAAGGCGCCATCGCTGGGCGCCCCATGATGGTGGCCGAAGCTCAATGGCTTTCGGATTCTGAAAATGATACCGACTTGCTGGCTGAAGGCGATGAGGGGGGCGAATAATGGCTGACGAAACCGAACGCCTAGATAAACTATTTAAAAATTTCCAATATCTGCAAAGCGTGTATTATCGCGCGAGCAACCAAGACCTGGACGCACTGTGGACTCAACTGGGCGGTACCACTATTGTCTTTTCCGAAGACTACCCCCATCCAGGCCCGTTATCTTTTAATAAAAAGAAGGATCTCAAAGTTTATTGCCGTGCCTATCCGGGCGATGCTATTTGTCAGAAACCAGAAGAACTTTTATCAACGGCCCTCACTACCGCTAATCCCGCCTACCGGGATCAATTTAGTTACCAAACGCTTACAGGACATTCCAGCACTGCGAACAAGACTAATATCCCTTCAGCTTTAGAGTTGGATAATCTTCAAAGTCTTATCGATAAAGTGTTGGAGCCCATCCAGGAAGCTTTGGACGCCGACGGACAAGGCAAGATTCAAGTTAGCTCTGCATATCGATCCGATGAGGTTAATGAAGCCGTCGGAGGCTCTGATAGTAGTCAACATTTACATGGTCTAGCAGCGGATATTACTGTACCCAATGTGGATGGCTTCGGCACCCCGGCTGAAAGGTTTACTCAATGGGTAGTAGAAAAGAATTTAGCATTTGATCAGATGATATGGTATGACCAAGAGGGGGGTGGCCATGTTCACATAACAACTGCCCAAGCCGACCGGCCCTGGGCATCCGATTCGAAATGGATGCATGCCCGAGGGGGCAATGGAAGTATAGAGTACGTGCCTTATGCAACCCTCGACGCCGACGGCAATGTCCAATTTTTAGAAGAAACTCTAGATGAGCATGAAGCCGAGCCCCCGGAGGCTGACACAGCCGAGGAAGGGGAGACAGGTACTCCTCCACCGACCGGAGAAATGGATATCCGAGGACCGGAACCAAAGGTTCTGACTACAGCAGAGCAGGCCGCCGAAGAGGCTGACCAGCGTATTGAAGTTGAGGTTGGGGGAGATAAGACGGTTATTGGCCCTTCGGGCAAAAAACCAGACAGTAGTACCTCACAACCAGGATCAGTTGGTATAGCTTTGGATAAAATTTGGGACCAAAGTTACGATCACATTAAAAAGGGTATTAATAATTTAGTTCAAAATAATTTTATTTCAGTGGACGCTTTCATGAGTGCGCTAAAAGATATCCCCGGCGGAGAACTTCTTATGGGACCCATCGTAAAAGAAGCAGGCGCCGCAATGCTCGGTCTTGGAACTAAAGATTGTCCCCGACCTCCGATGTGGTCTCCTCCTGTAAGTGATTTTTTCAAAACTCTTGATCTTAGCAGGAAAGATGACCCCGATGGAAGAGAGACAGGCAATAACTGTAGTCGAGCCAAATCAAAACTACATGCCGAAATAACACTCCCGAGGTTCGATGGGTTCCCCATTGGTCCAATGAACAATATTGGGGGAATGATCATCCAGGCGGCAGAAGATGCAGCCCAACAAATGCTATTCAATCTTCTCCAATCAGTTTTTAAAAATATCTTAACTGTAAGTATGAATGCGGGCTGTGAAACTATCGGTGATATAGGCCAAATCATTGGCGGCCCCTCACAATTTAAAGATGCGTTAAGAACTGCTGTCTGCGGCCCATCGGCCAACGATGAAGAATTGGCCAAAGGTGTTAATAGTATTTTATCTGCGCTGGGAGACTTTGGCGCCAATGTGGGGTCGTATCCCCCTCCTCCTTCTGATGAGGCCGTAGGGGATTTCATCGATGCTGTGGGAAATACTTTGACAAATCAAGAAACAAAAGGATTATTAGACGGAGATCCATCCCCGGAAGCCTTGAAATATGTGGAAGAAATTATACAATCGCTACCGGGCGGAGAAGTTGCAGCGCTTGTTACTAGTCAAGCCCAAATTAAGAACATGTTTTCTAACCTGGGCGCTGTTTTGGATAGCAATATTATAAATACTATTTTAGACGAGGGCCCTGTACGGCCCCTTAATCCTTCTTTATGTGAACCCGAAGCACAAAACCAATGGCACAATCTCCGTGCTGCCGCCTTATCGGGCAAAGGATTTAATCCCGATCAAATAATGCAACAACAAAAGGCATCTGACGAAAGACAACAGCAAATGTTGGAAGATTTTGGGAATATTGCTACCACTTTAGACAATCTATTACCCATCCCCCTTGTAAGCCCAGACCCGGAATGTCCCGAACAAGGATTATTACCTAATGTAGGGCCGGAAACTCAAAAAGTCACTAAAAACGCTATAGGTGATACATTCACTTTGGTTAACGCGGTTTTCTTGAAAGATTTAATTGGAGGGGGGCGGCTCGGCCGCAAGGGACTTTTGGATATGATTTTGGCCGATACCAAAGGAACTGGGTATAAGTGGCACAAGGAATTTTTTCTTAAATTCTTTGGCGCCTCTGATTCTGGAGAGTTAGGAATATTTGATTTATTCGCGGATGCAGATACTGGTCGAAACCACGATTTTTTAACTATTCAAAATAAAGTAGGTCACGTATTACCTGAAACGGTTGCCATCCATTTAAAAAATACTCTGGAATCTTTGGCGCCCCCTTTCAAAACTACATTGAAATATTTCATTGCGCCAGGTGTGGTCTATGGCGATAATTCTTTAGTTGTAAAAGAACCTGATGTTGTAATGGAATACTCTGCGTGGAAAGACGCGTTCTATGACAATCCGGGCAGCTATTCATTTACATTAAATTATGATTATTTTACCTTAAATCAAATGGGTCAACCCGAGTGGGGGAACGCCTTCCGGTTTCAAAGGAAGAATTCATTTGGACGAGACGGCAGTTTAAGTTTTGAGGGAATAAGATCCATCCCAACGGCTTCTCAAGATTATATAGATGACATATATTCTATGCCCACTCCTTTTGAAAGTTTCTTATCCTCAGAATATGCTCTTCCCACTACCCCTGGCGCCGGAGTAGTTCCCCCTTTTGGTTCATCTGCCACCTCCGATAAAGGAGTATCAGGATCTGCTGGAACGGTCGCAGTAGATCCGAGTAGTGATCCCGATCCTTCGCTCCCCAAATTAGAACATTCTCCACAAGCTACCATTTTTGGAAAAATAGTAGCAGATATTTGGAAACCATATACCTCAGATGTGGATTCTATTAGCCATTATTGCCGAGATTACTTATTTGATTATATTAATTCGGCCATTATCAAAAAGTTTTTAGTCAAGATAACTAAAAATAGCCGCGCCTTTGATTATGGATTTGACCCCACTTTGGCACCTATTATTCATCCTTTAACGGATTATGAAACTTACGGAGGTGATGAAGACAATCCTCCTTATTGGATTGAGGAGCCCGAATACGGTGGGTGGCTTGGGATTTATGAAGCCATGGCCCCAAAAGTAGATGCGTGCGAGAGAACCCCCATTATAGATTTTGAACAGATTAGTGATAAAGTCAAGGAGTTTGATGGTAAAATTGTCGATGATCCCCGCTTAAAATATAATCCAGATTGTGCCATCGAGCCTCCTTATTCGAGAATTTTAGAAAAAGAAGCCGCCTCTGCAATTGAGGGGACAATTCTAGCATTGTGTAGGCTTTATATTGTAGAAAACTTTATAAAAGGCATGCCAGTATTTTCTCTTTTTGAGGCTAAAACGGGTGTTTTTGATGAAGTTTTATTTGCTTATATATCCGAAACCATGTTACAAGATATCTATACATTGGGGGGTAATGTATTATTTCGCCCAGAAATTAAAAAATGGACATTTTATTATATTTTTCTAGAGCAAGTAGTTCAGAATTTTGAACGTAAAAGAGATTTAGAACTTCTTGTTCCCACCGCCGAGGAAACGGAAGCATTGACTGAACTTAGAAAGAGTTTATCAACTTATCGCGAGCCGACACATCCCATCTTTAAAAAGAAAAAAAAGCGGAAAAAATTTGATGAATATATGGCAGCGACTAAAGATTATGCCAAAATAATATTAAGAAGATATATATCGGACGAACTGAAAGAGGTTTCCGCCGCTTTTAAAACAGCGTTAAATCCCTCCATTCATGATCTGTCTAGTTTGGTATTCGGGTCGCCAGATTGGATGATGGGAGCTTTGACAAGCGCTGGCCCGCTTCATGTCCCTCGCGAAATAGAAACATCGGGGATTTTAGAAGATATTTATGCGCCTGAGAAATTTTCGGGGTTTATCGACAGCAACAACCTCCAGACCGAAATAACGACCGATAAATTTTTAAAAGGTTCAGGATATTTCCCATTTGCATTGGAAAAATATATTAAAATTAACCGATATTCGCAGGATGATGAGCCCGAAGATTATAATCCTCCAGCCGACCTGATATTAAATTCTCCCGCTAATAGAAGTAACGCGGTCTCCCCGGTAGTAAATTTGCAAGATTGGGAGGAATTTCTTGCGGCGAACACTCCCCCCGCTACCTCTTATAAAATTACTGACATCTGGAAAAGTTGGAGCTTTGGCTTGCGCATTTCGTTCATTCTTCCGGAGGAAAAACAATACCACATATCCCCCGATTTTATAGATTCTATTAAAGCCAATGATGCATTGGCTTTAAAATCCTTAAAGTTGGGCGCCCCGATAACCACCATTGATGATTCGGACCCCCGAAAAATTATCTTTCCGCTAGTTTCGACCGAAGTTGAAATCAAGGGAGATCAAGTGGTGAATGCGGATTTAATGCAAAACTATGATGAACACATCACCACATGTTTAATAAACCAGCTAATAAAAGATCCCAAATATCAAACTTTATTCAATTATTGTTTTGCTTTGCCTAGTTTACTTTCACTAGCAACTATTTATACCATAGAAGGATTTATACCTTCTTTGGGAGAAGAGTGGGGTGAATATGAAAAAAATGGAGGAAAGTCCGGAGGAGGAGGTTTGAGTGCGTTCCGGGGCTGGGATAGGGAAACTTTTATGAGGACAAAAAAAATGTTGAGAGGTATGTTTAGAGCTAATTATCATGTAAGAGATATGGATTATGAAGATCCCGAAACAGATTCCAAGAAAGAAAAAGTCCGAAAAGATGCCCGGGTAAGGGCCAATCTTGACTGGAAAATTCCTTGGTGGAAAAAGAGATTACAAAGACCCAAACCCAAAGATGCATGTGAGGTAGTCCGACGCCAAGAAGAGGGGGACCCCCTTAAACCAAAGGATTAATAAAAAATGGCAAAACGTTCAGAAAGAGAAAAAAATATGGGGGCTACTCGGGCGAAGGCGGGTGGAGTAGGTCCTTCTCTACCTTTAGAAAGCGATGATGTGGATGGGGTTTATGTTTTGACTAAATCTCTTCAAGAAGAAGTCAAACAAAATTTAAAACATTTACTTTTAACATGTCCTGAAGAAAGATGTATGTATATAGATTTTGGAGTCTGCATAAGAAACTATCTTTTTGAACCCAATACGGCCGAGACTTATGATAAAATATATGCAAGCATAATAGCCCAAACAAAAAAATATATGGATTATATTACTATAGATAATGTTGTATTTAATGACGGGAAAAAAGCAGTGGACGAAAACGCTCTAGCTATAACTATTATGTTTACCATTGTCCCAATTAGTATAAGCGATATCTTAAGTTTACCGTTTGGGTATGCGGACCCAGGAGCCAGTTCTTATGAGCCGGATTATTCATGATTATTGGAAGGAGAAAATAATAAATGGCCAAGAAAAAAGTACCTATTAATTACACAGGACGTGATTTTCAATCAATTAAGAAAGATTTGGTAGATTATGCGAAGCGATATTATCCCCAAACTTACAAGGATTTCAAAGAAGTTTCATTCGGATCCTTGATGATGGACACGGTTGCTTATGTGGGAGATGTTTTATCCTTTTACATAGATTATCAAGCCAATGAATCGTTTTTGGATTCCGCCGCCGAATATAATAATGTATTGCGGCTATCCAAACAGCTAGGTTATGTACACCGAGGAAACCCATCATCCAGTGGTATTATAAGCTTTTACATTGTAGTTCCTGCCAACACGGGGGGCATGGGCCCAAATATGCTTTATATGCCAGTTCTAAAAAAGGGGAGCACTTTTCAAGCCACCAATGGCGTTACTTTTATATTAACTGAAAATATAGATTTTTCCAATCCCAACAATGAAGTGGTCGTCGGACGCGTCGATTCCATAACCGGAGTACCCCTGTCATATGCTATCAAAGCTAGCGGCCATGTTATTTCTGGGAAAATAGTAACTCAAGCTTTTGTTTTAGAGGACTATGTGCGGTTTCGACGAGTTCGCTTGGCAGCCCCGTATGTATCGGAGGTTTTGTCAGTTTTTGATACAGATGGTAATGAATATTATCAAGTAGATTATCTTTCTCATGATGTAATATACAAAGAAGTTACCAATCGAGCAAAAGATAGATTAGACACTCCTATGGTTTTGCGGCCCTATGCAGTTCCACGCCGGTTTACGTTAGAGACCGAAGGAGTTTCTTCGTATCTTCAATTTGGTTTTGGTTCAGATGCCGAAGACGCAGGTATTTCTCCGGTGGAACCTTCTAACTTTGTTTTACAAATGCATGCCAGAGATTATATTTCTGATGTGGCGTTTGATCCCTCCAAGCTTTTACAAAGTAATAAATTGGGAGTCGCGCCTTCTCAAACTACACTAAAAGTACAGTATCGAGTCAATTTGGCGGGGAACGTTAATGCACCCGTTGGTTCTTTAACTCGGGCTATGAATCCCCTCTTTTCATTTAAAGACGCACGTAAACTGGATCAAGGGGTGGTAAATAATATTATGACCTCTATTGAAACATTCAACAATGATCCTATTCTGGGGGATATAGAAAGATCCACTTCGGAAGAAATACGCATCCGGACACAGGATTTTTTTGCTACCCAAAATCGTGCTGTCACCAAAAAAGACTATGAGGCTATTATCTATGCATTGCCACCCAAATTTGGTGCTCTTAAGCGATGCAGTGTTGTACAAGACCCAGACTCTTTTAAAAGAAATCTAAATTTATATGTATTGGCCGAAGGAGTTGACGGGAATTTAGACCATGCAGGTCAAAGTTTAAAACAAAATTTAAAACTTTGGTTAAGTCAATACAAAATGATCAATGATACGATTGATATTTTGGATGGCCAAATTATCAATATTGGTATAGATTTCGAAATCTACACTGATCCAGATGTTAATAAATATGATGTTTTACAGAGTTGTGTATCCGCCCTGGCAGCTAAATATAATGAGCCTTTAATGTTAGGAGAACCGTTTTATATATCGGATATTTATACATTGCTCAACAGTATCTATGGGGTGGTAGATACTAAAAAAGTCAAAATAACGTTGCGACGAGGCGCCGATTATGCTGATTCGAGTTTGACTACTCTATCCGAACTTATGTCCGGAGACGGTCGTTATGTGTCCGCCCCTATAAATGCAGCTTTTGAAATAAAATTTCCTCTCCTCGATATAAAAGGAGCTATTAGATAATGGCAGTTAAAAAATATTTTGCTGACGCTGATACTACCATAACCAACGCGTTCAAGACTAATTTGACAACACGCGGGATTGATGCTAACATGGGCGCATCAGATATTTTGGAGACTTTTTCCATTTATGGACAAGCCTCCTCTGATTCGACGGAACTAGAAAGATTATTAATAAAATTTCCCATTGATGAGATCACCGCTGCCCGCGCCAAAGATGAAGTACCTGCAAGTGGTTCAGTTAAATTTTATTTAAAAATGTATAATGCTCCCAATAGTCAAACTATTCCACGTCATATGACACTTAACATATTTGCTGTATCAAGATCGTGGCAGGAAGGCATAGGGCTTGACATGTCTGATTATCAAGACACAGTATACCCCGGGAACATCGGGGCCACCTGGATGTCGGCCTCTAGTACCGAAGCGTGGACTTTGATGGGGGGAGATTATCATACATCGCCCGCTTATTCAGCTTATTTTGATCGCGGCTACGAAGATTTAGATATTGATGTCACTGAGTTGGTGGAGCAATGGATAGCTGGCACCAAGGAAAATTACGGATTTGGGATTCATTTAACCGCAAGTCAAGAAGCTTACTTCCCTATGTTCGATAAAAGAGAATCGGTCAATTATGACACGTATGCTTATTTATCGGGCGCTCTAGGGACCATGACTCAGACAGAGCCCTTTACTGTGGGAGTGTGGGTATCCCCCGCTGACTCAATAACCTCCAGATATATTGGTTTCTGGACCGCTACGGGACTTGGCACTGGTGTACGCTATTTTTATAGAAATTCCTCTGGAAAGCTGCTTTATACGAATGTTTATACAGGCAACAACATGAATGCATACACACTTCCTGGAGCCATACCACAAGACGTGTGGACTCATGTGGCAGTTAGCCATGATCCATCCGATCTTGCCGCTTTACCCACCCTATATATTAATGGGATATCATCTTCTATCACTGTGCCGACAGGGGCCCCGACAGGTGTACCCCAACTCGCCGCTGGTTTCTCGGTAGGAGGCTGGGGAGATCATCTCCGAGATTGGAGTGGGTCAATTGATGATGTGGCTTACTATGATTCCGTACTGTCGGCCGCAGATATTTTGGAAATTTATAATAAGGGCTGCCCTACCGATCTTAAATCCTTGGATAGTGTTTCTTCACTGCAACATTGGTGGATCAATGGAGACGACCCCAATGACGCCATTCGATTAGGAACACCCCCGACCGAAGTAAGCATCTATGACCAAGTAGGTTCCTTGAATCTTTATGCCACAGGAACAGGCGGAATGGCTATCGATTCAGCTACCTGCGCAGAGCAAGCACCAGGAGGCGACAGATCGACTGGAGAACTTATTAACTACGTTGGCGCCCAAACAAGTTATTACACTAAAATATTTTTTGCCCGAGGGTCCGAGTGGTATTATAAACGTCCGATTTTAGAAGCATGTTGGGATGCATCAATCAAGGATGATCGTGGTAGATTTTATAACAGCAGCCCTTTGTTATCGGATGCTGAAAATCTGCATAACCTCTACATTTATAATATATATGCAGGTCGTTTACGGAATATCCCGGATGCCGGAACTGGCGAGATTTATATTAATTTCTATTCCGCCTCTGCAGGCGGCACACCGCTAAACCCCACTGTTGTTACCGGGGGTTATGTATCACCTGGAATATATTCCTGTTCCCTCGATATTGATCTTCCAAACCAATTCCCCGCTATTACGTTGCCTTTTACGCTGTACGACAGATGGTATACGTGCGCAGGTGTGTGTCCAAGCGGCGCAGGATTAGTACCCGTTCACACAGGCAGCTTTGACGTAATATCTCATGAAGCCTCTTCATATCATCCAGCCAGCATAAAATATGTTTCCACCATCACAAATCTTCAACCTGCTTACGCATCCGATGAGACGGTGCGCTTGAGATTATTCACTCGATTGAAAAATTGGTCTCCTACTATTTATACAGTAGCTACAGCCGATATAGAAACCACGATTGTAGCAAGCGCTTCTTATATGATTTATCGTGTTATTGATGACCTTCCGGTCCTTCCCTATGGAATGACGAGAGACAATTGTACGGCGATGTCTTATGACGAGAAAGGTAATTATTTTGATTTAGATATGAGCTTTTTTGATCCTGGTTATGCTTATGGTATTAAAATTTCCTTTTATGACGAAAAATCTTGGGTAGAACAGCCATATAGTTGGAAATTTAGGATTGAAGAATTAGATGAGTATTAGAGACCTTTTCGATAAAAAAACTCCTTATTCAGTAGTTTCTGCTACGGATATGACCGATTTGGGTCGTCAAGTAGAATCTGTTGATAATATAAAAGAGAAATATATCGAAAGAAGGACATTTATCCCCGATGTGGATTATAGTGCCCCAGGTACTTTTGCCAAATTTGGTTCAGCTGAAAAATATTATAAGGATTCTTTGGAAAGGGTTTATACTCAATATCCTTATGATGGCTCATTAAAAGAACGAACAGAGTTTTTAAACCAATCGACTTTTTTAGATACCTATATTTTAGCGGAAGAATACCCCAGGCGAAATGGATTTGTTTCTCTTGCCGCCGACGGCGCCCATTGGCTACCCGGAGGTTTCATACCCCTAACGGCCCCAGGCTTCGACGAATATATCGAGTTTTTTGGTGGCCCACATGGACCCTCTCACCCACCGGCGGAGCCGTGCTCGGCGGCCGCCCCGCTCTCTGATGAATCTGTGGAACAACAGTTTAAGTGGTCCAATAAGTGGGACCCCGAAGTCCACCGAGGCAACAATCTGCGAATGGATAATGCCCAGGGTACTAGTATTGAATTTTGGTTCAAGCAAGGACCACAATTCCCTCCCGGTTCCGGCTTAGGAAGCCGCCAATATCTTTTAGATATGATATCAGGCTCGGCGCGCCAACTGATTGCACTAGAATCCAGCAGCGCCGGCCCAATCAATTTCCGGATAAGACAGGATGATGGTATCACCAATACAGTGTGGCTTAGTGATGATTTATCCGATCTCCACAGTTGGCATCATTATGCTTTTACATCAGTTAACTCCGGTAGCGGCACAGCCTTCAAATTTTATATTGATGGAGTTTTGACCACTACCGATTCAAGTGCAACCCAAAAGGTTGGCGTTGATTTTATTTCTGGAACATTGGGTGCTTTATGTGCACCCCAGGGAGGCGGCGCACGGGGGGATGGAAAAACTTCGGGATCTTTTGACGAGTTCCGATATTGGAAAACACATCGATCTTCAGAAGATATTGGCCGTTATTGGTTTACTCAAATAGGGGGTGGTACCAATACGGATACGGCGAATACTCATTTGGGTGTTTATTACAAATTTAATGAAGGGATTACTGGCAATCGACATACCGATGGCACCACTCTTGATTATTCCGGCCGCGTTTCAAATGGTAGCTGGATAGGATACCCGGGATCCAACGCGCGCTCAATCGAATCGGCTATAGTCGAGGCTGGCGCCGCGAAATTCGAGTTCAAAGATCCTATTATGTATCCCTTCCATCCAGCCGTTCAGAAGTTATATAATACATTAACTCTATCTGGCTCGCTGTACGACAGGAATAATAATTCGGCCATTTTTTCATCGCTACCTTATTGGATTGTAGAAGAAGACGAGGAATCTAACTCCAATCTTTTAGAACTAACACAAATCCTATCCAGCTATCTGGACACCCTCTATCTTCAAATTGATGCGCTCCCGCGCATTAAAGATAGGGTATATGACCTCTCTTATATTAAACCGGCTCCATTTTCTAATAAATTGTTGGAATCTAATGGATTACAGGCCCCAGAAATATTTGTTGATTCTAGTATTATCGCCCAAATACTCAACCGCGACGAAGACAGAGAATTCCAAGAACAGTTAGAAGATATCAAAAATTTAATTTATAAAAATATATACAATAATCTTATTTATATTTATAAATCCAAAGGTACAATGAAATCATTGCGTAATCTGATTCATTGTTATGGTATTGATACCGATTTAATTAGAATCAACGCTTATGGAAACAATGTTACCTATACATTTGAAGATAACTTTCGTCCAAAAGCCGAACGTAAGAAATTCATCGATTTTAATGATCCGGACCGATTTATAGGAACAGTTTACCAGCAAACTGCAAGTGGGAATCCCAATAGCACCTCTCTTATAACTGGTAGCTGCAATAATCCCACTCTCGTCCCGTGCGCTGCATCCGAAAGCGATGTTCCTTTTCTGGCTTACACATCTTTCACTCACGAATGTGAGGTAATCTTCCCCCACAAATGGGAAATCAGTGATCCTGAGTGGTTCAGAACTCCCTTTTTAAGCGCCTCAATCTATGGTTATCACCTAGCCAATGCAGCCGATCAAGAAGATTTTACTTGGACGGCGCCAGATATTGCTTGGGGTCTGCAAGCATATGCCGTCCGTGACAAATTAGAATCCAAGAATGCTTATTTCCAACTAAGAAGCATCGGTGCCAACGTCAATTTAACAAGTAGCCTTTTTTACGACATCTATGATAATAAAAAATGGAATTTAGCCATCAGAGTTACCCCTCAGAAGATGGGAATGGATTTAGTAAGCGGAAGTACCGATGGCCCCATGGATCCTTTATATTTAATAGAATTTTATGGTGTCAATTCTGAGGTAGATATTGTCGCCAATGAATTTTATTTAACACAATCCATCGGAGCGGGGGTGCTCGGCACCTCTCTCTTAACTTCAGCCAAGCGTATTTATGCGGGCGCCCATCATGAGAATTTTACTGGCTCCATTCTCACACGAACTGATTTAAAAATCTCTTCAGTAAGATATTGGGCCAGTTATTTAGATAATGAGACAATCCGGGCACATGCTCGGGATGGCAGCAACTTTGGTACTAAGCATCCTTATAAAAGTACTTATTTATATCCTACCTCCTTAAGTGATATTCATATTCCTCAAGTAGACACATTGGCCCTTAACTGGAATTTCAATAATGTTACCTCCTCGGGCGATGGGTTGGTGGCAAACGCCCGCGATGCCGGATTCGAAGTCCAAGATCTTTCGTCTGGTTCTCTAGAACTAACAAGCTCCTATAAGCATTTTGGAGAAATTGTTAATCTCCAACATACTGGCCGTGGGGATTTTTTCTTAGCTAACGATCCGAAGGTTGTTGACTTACGTTATGTTTATAGCGGTAAACAAACCATCCCCGAAGTAGTTTATAGCAGCGACATGATTCAAATTATGAGCAGCGATGATGTTGTATTCACTAAAGATAGCCGCCCTGTAGATTATTATTTTCAAATCGAAAAAAGCATGTATCAAAATATCTCTGATGAAATGTTAAATATATTTGCTACTATTGTCGATTTCAATAATCTTATTGGTGAACCTGTTAATCGGTATCGTCTCGATTATAAAGCGATGGAAAAACTACGCCAACTTTTCTTCAGAAGAGTGCAGGAGGTTTCAAGCTTAGATGCTTATATTAAATTTTATGAATGGATTGATGCTTCTTTAAATATAATGCTTCAACAACTCTTACCAGCATCAGCCAATTTTAGTGATAATATTCGCCATATGGTGGAAAGTCATGTTCTGGAAAGAAATAAATATCAAACCAAGTTCCCCACTCTGGAAATGATCCCCACCGATCCCGAAGCCGGGATTAATGGTATTAACGAGCTTCTTTATAACTGGAAATTCGGACATGCTCCGCTACCCGGGCCCTCGGGGGTTCCCTCTCAAGATGAAAGTTGTTTTTGGTGGAAAGAAAGAGCCAATCGCGCCAGCCCGGTCCTATCTTCTGGCGACAGTCATGTAGATTTTGATAAAAATCAATATTTGAGTGCATCTCTCCAGGTTTTGGAACGGAGTTATACGACCCCTTATCGTTTTAAAGTAGATGAGGTTAAAGAAATTCGTGGGGGCGTCAACTTTTCACGCAATAAAAAGATAGATTATATCCGACCAACTATGAAATTTGGAACTACCGATGGAGTTTCGGTGGGAGAAGTAAAACCATTACCTATATGTGATGATGTTTATAATCCTTTAAAAAAATCTAAGTTAGATTTTAAAGCTATTATTAATGAAAATAGTTATTTTTCTGGAAAAGGTGATCTTTTTGTACCTTTTAGTTTATACTCTTCCTCTCTTCATCAAAAATCTACTAATATTGTTGTCACCCCGGGTATCGGCGCCGCCGAAGTGACCAACCTTCATACCGATACTTATGGGGACGACAAAGATGTGCCCATGCAAGGGCCTTTTACTGATTATGCCGTAGGAGGACTCCAATATCGTCACGTTGAGCCATTAAGATTTACTGAAAGAATGGAGGGGTGGCGATTCGAAGGTAATAAATTTATTTATCCTCGCGTCAACCAACCGAGGGGTGTTTATTATCGAGACCTTATAGCCAAACGACCGGTCAATATCCGCAACATTCATCATACCACGGGATCGCGCCCCAACCCAAACCCCAGATATCGGACCACCATTATAGGCAACTATGATCAAATATACGACGTTGTCCAAACGTGCGGTAGATATACGAATAATCATGCGTTTGTAAAAGCTGGAGGATTTAATCTGGTTCCCGCATTAACATATTCGGATTATGTTTTAGACATAGCCGCCATTCAATATGCTAAAGTCCAAAGAGGCAGAACTCCATGGGTATTCGTCAATAGATTCTCGGCCCCAGGTGGTCCAGATACGGCTGGCGATGCGAATGGGGGCCCCGGATTAGATCGTTATTCGGGGGAATACTCTTCTAGAAATGATTTAAACTATAGAAATAATTTTACTCGTCAAGTTTTACAATGGCTATATACTTCACATGTGGGGCAATTCGGCTATTATACAAACAGTCAGAATATTAATGGATTACCAGGCTCTGCTGTCAATCCCTTCAATTATGCCGGAACTGGATCTCTATATCAAGTCAATAGGAATCCGAATACCCGACTGGTTTCAGGATCTAAAAGCTTTCAGTGCAAGAAGGTTTATGACAATTATTATATTAATCACCCGATCCCTCAGTCGGATTGTCAGTATGCATGGACTAAGAAATCAGTCGACAAACATTGCGGCGTCCCCAAAATACCTCCCGCTGATTGCGAGGGCGCATATTTTGGCTGTGCGTGTCCTTTGGGATATTGGCCATATAGCGGAGAAGTGAACGGAGTAGACGCTGTCGCCTTTGTAAGTGGCAGTGATTTTGGCAGTTATATTATAAATCCACGGATTTGGGGCGCCCATAAACAAAAACATGGAGGTTTTGTCACCCCGCGCAAAGGGTTTTTATTTACTGATTTCGCTGGATTAAATACAAATATTCAAGAACCCATTCATGCCTTAGAGGCTTTCCGGGGACTATATCCCGAAAATAGCGCATTGATTCGAAATGGAATGTCCGAAAATTTTATTTCCCGATCGGCGTTCGTGGCAAACAGAGGTTTAAATCCGGAAGTCTGGGAAGTCGACCCTGAGATGGAGCTTCGAGAGAATATTGCTCAAAATAATTGGATATTAGCCTTTAGTGGTTTAACGGGACCTCGATACTTGCAAACCGTACAAACTTATCAAACTCCGCTAACTATCACCATTCGCTATGCTCAGGGCGCCTGGGAAGATGGTTTTTCTTCCCCTGGATATGATTTAGACCCCACGAGCCAACTCGGGCCCACGTTTAAATTCATGAATTTATTATATAGCGAAGACAATGGTACCACATGGCTTACTCAATCGGCCATCGACGCCCGCGTCATCCCCACATTTAATCCAGATGCCAGAGATCAGGGGGAGACCATTGGATTTCAGGAAGTTTCTTTTAGTTATCTCACGGGACGTTTAAAATTCAAATTTCAGCAAGATCCTGCAAACTATAACAGCACCGTCAACTGGGGCTTGGATCAGATTAATATAAGCGGTCCTGAATATTTGAACCGTACATTTGTTCCTCTAGCAACGACAGGTTCGGGACCTGTATATACGGCCCAACTTTTTAACTCGTTAATTCTCCATCGCCAGGGCCCATATGGCTGGCCAACGTGGAAACAAATTCGTGGTTATCAAAATCCGCTGGTTCGCTATTATCGTAATAATAATCTTATAACATGCAATAGCACTCCTGGAAAAATAAGATTGATTGAGGATGGAAAAGTTAGTATAAGAGATAGGTTCGCGCCTATGAAAATTTTTAAAGAACCGGCCGTTACATCTCAACCGGCCCTTCTGCGACATACGTTGGGCACCCGGATCAAAATGACCGGTCCAATGGGTACTCCATTTGCCACAGTTGAGCCTTTAACTATCCTTCATACTTTTGGTAACAATTTAGATTTATTTACGACTAAAGAATTAAATTTTTGTACCCATGTGGGTAAATGTGATTATTCAGCTTATGATCTAATTACTTCGTGGTATTTAAACGGTCAGTTGGAGCAGAATGAGCTACCAATTTATAGTTTTATAGAAATGCGCTATATGGAACAACTTTATCCCGCCGCCTCTAATGCTTATCAAAAACACACCAGACAAAGAATAGGATATAATAATGATTATTGGAAAGACAATAGAGCTGAAAGAACTCTTCTTGGAAAAACAAAATGGGGAGGGCTATAATGGCTGCTAATGTATATAATTCACAAGATAAACTCATCTGCTCCCAAAGTGCGTGGTCTCTAGATGCCTCTATGCGTTTTTTAAATATGCAGGTCGCCCCGGCTTGTTATTGCCCCGCCTCTCAAGAAATAGGAGGATCTTCAGTTGTTGTGTTAAACCCCCCAGACCCAGGCGAGTTACAGAATTATTATACTACTGTTCATTCCAATCTGGGGGATATATATACGAATATAACCTGCAGTTTTACTGGTACATTTTTTGCGAACGGAACGCTCCTCGTCAGCGACCGTGATTCTCCGGGATCAGGGCCCATCTACAATCGGCGCCACACTCTTTCGTCTTTATTTTCCTTCTCACCCTCATCGGGGATGAATATTCATCAAACTCAAAGCATTCAAATGAAGAATATTGATGGATATAATGAGGCTTCTCCCCTTACCCAATCTCACCCCATGGGCGCGCCCCAACTTTATGGGGGAACCGCTTTATGGGAATCGAACAAACTAGCTGATTGTCTAGGATCGTATCCACTCGTGGTATCAAGCTCCCAACAGGGCCTCGTCACAAGATTGAGAGAAACCATTGATCCTTCTTATAACGACTATGAAGGTTATAGTGAAGATATCCGCCCCAGCAATAAAGATTTTTCTATTATTCCCGAATTCCGGTTGAGTGAGTGGTTAGAACATTATTTAATAGAAAATAGGGGAGACTTTTTAGTTCCCAATCCGTCCGAGTTCACTATTCCGGGCGTCACCGGAAATGATAAAATGTGGATACCTGGTACCAACAATGAAGCCATTGAAATTGAGGCCAAAAATATCCAAAATAGTTCACAAAACAATTTTTATAAAATATATTCTAATTCTGATTTTATGAATCATTTCGAACGTGTTCAATCAGATCATAAGGATTTTGTGGACCCCACTACTATTAAATTAACTTGCAAAGTTTTAATGAAAATGATCCCCTATGATGGGTTTTATCCTTCAGAAAGAAGCCTCCAGATTGCTCATTTGGCCAAACGAGCCATTGCGCCCAACCTTATACAAACATTGGATGCGGATCCTGTAACTTTCACGTATGGATTTTGGATCGACTCATTGTTGAGTGTCTCCTCACCAGTTTATAATGAAGCTGTAGCTTTTAAAAATCGTCCCTTTTTTAGTACTTTGTTTGGCCCGGGCCTCTTATATAATACTATCAAAGCTGGTATGGCAGTAGATTACCCGATTTATACATCTTCCTTCGGAATCGTAAACTATACAACTGCAGTCTCCGGCGCCGCCCCGGATGTAACTGGGACTCAAGTGTTCGCTTTGGGAACGTCTTCTGGTACCGGAATGGCAGGATTTGATTATAGAATACCATTTGAAGCTTTATTAGAACCCCAAAATTATTTGGCAAATAAAGAAATTTTTGATATGGAGCCGAATCCCGATGCGGGATATAATTATGGATTCTATAATCGTTCGTTAGCTGGCATGCCTTCGGGCATCCCGGGCCCCGGCGGAATCGTCGGCAATCCCCAAGGATGGAAAAACTATCCCACCAGTGCGAGTCACTGGATTTCATTGAGTAATACGTGGGATGGAACTCGTGAAAATGATTTATATGAAAGAGCAATTAATAATTATTTAGCCGCTATTCCGGAATTCTTTTTACAAGATGGTGAGTTTAGTTCCCTGCAGTCCGAGAAAGAAGAAAATTTTCAAACGGTCACATCGGGGAATTACTATGCAATGCGCGTTAAACTTTATAGAAGCATGAATCATATACGATGGTGGGGCACACCGGAAAATCCAGCAGAAAAATTTATTGATTGGGATATGCCTCAAGACCCGATCCACCGAGCATCTACTTTGCGAGAAACCTTTACTTTATATTCCCGACCTTCGGCCTTTGGCCCTCCTCTTGCAGGCGCAGGGGGATTTGAGGGGGGTGAGCACTGGCCAACAAAAGGGGGCGCCCTCCGAACGCATAATTATGGGCGTAAACTTTCAGATAGTACTCAAGGTCTTTATAGTGCATTTACGCCTGCCTATAAAGACGGTGAAGGGTGGGCCGATATTATTTTTCGCCCCAAACGTACCGGCCGCCCCACAATTGCTGAAATTGAAGACAACTCAATGGTAATATTACAGAGGATTGATCCTTTATTGTGCGGTGACCAAACTCTCTTTTTTTTAAATTGATGCGCCCCCAACGGAGAAACTGTTAACAATCTGACTCTGCCCTATGTATACCCGCCGCCGTCAGCTTTCAACAACTGGTATCTCTTCGGCAGAGGCTCTCAAGGCGGCGCGCGGCAGATAGCTATTTGGGGATCTCCTTCGGGAGCAGCCGGAGCCGTCAGCATCGAGGGCAACTGGGGGGCCGATCGTTACCCCATGGATGGATTATGTGCGAACTCTTATGCTATGCAAATAAATGCTTCGGTTAATCTATTTGGCAGAAAAGATGATAGGTGGACCATTCAAACTAAATTTGAAACTCCTCATTATAATTTTAATCATATTAAGAGTAGCCAGGGATCCACGACAACGAGTTCTTTGGTTCCCAATACCTTGTTGATCCCAACACACGGATCCGAATCTGTACCGCGCGGGATGTGGCATCAATTTGGAGTTATAGATGATCAACGCGGTATCTATTTAGAAGTTGACAGTATCCCAGAGCGCTATAGGGAAGGGCGTTTGAATACTCATTTTGTGTGGGATACCTTCGCTGGAGGTCATACGCCATTGGGCCCCCCACATTGGTTCCCGGGCGCCACTCGCTGGGGATCAGAAGAAGGACCGGGGATTACGGATCCGCAAGGATGGTTTTATGGTCGCGATGCCACCATGACTCCCCCACCCTGGCAACAGACCACCGATCCCGGTCTTCATTCGTTGGCTGACGTTATGGGATTTAAAAAGAAAGTCAGATTGGGTAAAACTTCTCACAGCCGCGTTATATCCGAAGCCATTGTTGCAGTCCCATTTTTAGAAAGAGATGGGGAAAGAAAATTTTTTGAAATCCCGCGAGCACATATTGCCATTGCGTCAGGTGATTTAAGCGGCACGGATGCAGTTTCTCAAGCCGTTTCTGCTGTAGCTGCCACAGCGCAAGCCGTAGCCGATGGGTTGGAAGAGCTTGCCGAAAATGATGTTTTAACGGAGGAACAAGTAGGAGACGCGGTGGCTCAAGGAGCAGCGAATGCCGGAGCGAACACCGTAACAGATAACGTGGGTTTTGTACAGCAACCTACTATCCTAAATATGGTAAATAAGATGAAAAAGTTTATATTTCCGCCTCGCATGGACTTTCTTACTTATACAGATATTACTCCTTTTGCTATGTATATTTTTGATTTTTCCTACACCTTATCTCAATGTGACTTGGCCAAGATATGGCAAAATGTGTTGCCCTCTATAGGGGAGAAGGTTGTCTACCAAGAAGCATCAATCGCGCACAAATTATTATCACACGAATTAATGGGAAGTTTTGTCGGCCTCCATCAAGAATCTCTTAAAAACGAAGTTCAATGGATGGTATTTAAAGTAAAGCAACGCGCAAATAATAAATATTTTAGTAAAGTGGTCAAATATAATACTGATGAGAAACGCAATACACAATATGAGAAGAGCTATAACTGGCCTTACGACTATTTTTCTTTGGTAGAATGTGCAAAAATAGAGGCAACCGTGGGGTTTGGTACCGAATTACACAACGAACGAAAACTACCGGGTCCGGGTGGAACCGAGCAAGTGGCACCAGATGGTGTGTCTAATCTAATAAATGTGGGGGTTAAATCAACCCGCGCCCTACAGGATCCCGTGGGCCAACTTCAGGCCGAAGATGCTGGTCTTACCAGTGAAGAGAAGAACCAACAACGCAAAGAGAGAAGGAAAGAAAAGCGCGAAGAAAAGAATAAAAAAGGCGCCTGGGGCCTAACTACAAAGGACGATAAAGATAAATCATGACGTTTTTTAATCCCAAAGAAGAAGTATTAGATATTGAATTAACTCAATATGGTAAATATTTATTATCTATTGGAAAATGGAAGCCCGTATATTATGCATTTTTTGATAATGATATTTTATATGATGGAGAATGTGGAGATATTAGAGAAGTACAAAATGACATTGAGCCCCGGATCCAGGAAAATACACCCCGCATGAAAACTCAACACTCTTTTACTAGTCGGGAAACTGATTTTGCTCAATATTATAATGCTCGCCAAGATCCCAAAATGAGCGAACTAGATCGGATTAAAATGCAATCGGTCCCAGAGAAACTTTATTCTTTAACGGCACCGCTGGGGACTGCTAACTTAGATTTCAATAAAGCGCCCCGGCTCAAATTACAAGTCTACGATGGAGAGATTAGTGGCTCTTCAGCTGTCACATCTGATTCATTTCAACAACTCCAGATTCCTCAAATAGAAATGGAAATTGTTTATAAAACAAAAATAATGAATATTGCCAACGCATCCGAAGCTCAAATAAATGAGGGTGTTTTTGATAGATATGAGCAAGCAGAAGAATTGAATTTGGGGGTTTCGTCGGAGGGGAATTATATAGAAGTTACTCCGGCCAGCATTCTATTAACCTTAGAAGAAGAGAATGGTATTTTTAGTCGAGAAAATTTTGATATGGAAGTTTTCAAAATAGAAGAAGAATTTGACCCCGTTAAACAAGAAATAAAAGAAATATTAATTCCCCTATCTTTTTTACCGGATCCTTCCCCTATTAGTAATAATATTTTAACACCAAGGCCCGACTTATCCTATCTATATGTACCGGATCCCTCGTTTGTGGAATATTACTTTAATTTATATGTAGATCATGAAATAGATGAAGGGGAAATATGCCAATCGATCACTCGTTTGAAATCATTGGGGATTTATGTGGACGAGGAACTTAACTGCCCGGACATTCCGATTCCGCCTCGACGAAAAACTCTCTATGGACCCTCTGGGTTCGCGGATACTGAAGTATGCAACACGGACTCTCCTGATGAAATTCCTCACGTCACATATAATAAAAAAGACTAGTTATCAACGATATGAATATTAATCTTGACAATTTAGATAGTGCTTTCTTACCCGATGTATTTATAACTAATATATTGCTGGAAACAAGTGCTACCCCCGAAAATACCAAAACAGCTGAAGAGCGCCTATTGGGAAAAGGCCGTACATGGAATGCACCCATGAATTTCCAACAATTAGCGGGGTCTACTGCGGATTTTTGGAGAGCATCCGATGACCCTGATAAAACTTTAAAAATAATATTATCTTTAAGTATGATGGATCATGTAGATGAAAATGGACTCACAAGTTGGTTTTATAACGAAGATTTAACCAAATATTTGACCATTAAAGTCATTCAAAGTAAAGCACCAGGATTAAGCGCAGCCTTGGCAAAAGGTCAATGGAATGCTCTAAACAATGAGAACAATAAACAGTTCTATGATATTAAAAATATATCTGTTAAAAAAGAAAATACTTCTTTGGGAGACTTTATTAGTATTGATACCGCAAACAATAAACGAATGTTTAGTGTTGATTATCATGTGAGTTTCTCTATCAATAAACTGAAGCCTCCTCATCTTTCTTACTTTGCTTTTTGTTATTTAGATTTAAGATCCCTTGTAGATGATTATCATATGGGCTTTCTTTTGGGGAAAGGAGAGGCTGATAAAGTACGAGGAAAAGTGGTTGGAGAACGAGTTATCAAAGGAGGAGAACTACAATTAGAAACGTATGAATATAGGCTAGAGAAGGGTGGTGAAGTCTGGCCGGGACCAGTCCATCGCATGCGCCCCAACGCTACAGCCGCCCGCGCTGCCATTGACGACGCCAACGCGCTGGGATATACTAAATCTTCAGGTAGAAAGTGGATGACTGGCGCGGTTCATACTTCGAATTCTCGTTATTTAATACGCACAAAAATGGCCAACACTAAAATCCAAGATTACCGCGAATTAGACATGCTTCAACTTATGGATTTCGATCTAACCCCAGCCGCCAATATATTTTCCACTATCGAGCAAGGAAAGGCAGGCACCCAAAGGGTTATTCAAAATTCTCCGGATGTTTATTTTTCAGACGCATTTATTTCGTATGGAATAAAGGGGAATAAACAAGGGGAAAGTAAGCTACTTTTCCAGATGGATTATAATCGTATTTTACGTGACCAGAGTCAATTTGGCAGCATTATTGACCAAGCTTCTAATCCACAGGCTTTAATCGAAATTTATAAAAACTCTCCTATTAAAATTTTAAAAATAATGCGAAGACGCGTCCATGTCGGAACTGGCCAAAATCGCTTAGGGACCCCCGTCCGAGGTCAGATTAAAATAGACTCTCAAGAGTCGGAGGATATAATAGTGATGTCGGGCGATAAGCGTTCGAAATCCGGTCGGGCCCACGAACTACGCACAGTCTTGAACCCAACGGCAATCCAGATCACGCGGCATGATTTATCTCCCATCGGAGCCATCAAAGAGTTGCCCCCTATAATGGGAACCACCTTTAGAACGTTTACGGTAAGCGATTATAATGCGACTGACTTGACGGACGGTTATTATCAATATGGGATACAGCTAGAGATTAGAGATGGGACCGTTGATTTTGTAAATAAACAACTTAAACGACTCATTCAGATTAAAGAGGAACTCGATTTATATTATTCGATTGCTAATATGCCCAAATCCTATAATCGCACCTCTCAACGCTTTAAAACCCCTTATATTAAGAAATACTATTCTAAGATTAGGCTTGCTAATAAACCGTGGATTAAAACAATAGCTATTTTTGTGGATATCTTAACTTCCTTAGTAACGGTTCCTGAGATAATCGCTTTAGCTCTGCGACTTTATTCTTTTATAAACCCCCAAACAGGGAGTTTGGAGGGCATCGCGTCGTTTAAGACTTTGCTCGAAACATTGGAAACCAAGCTGACGTATATCCTGGGGCCCAAAATTCATACCCAACAAGCTGGCTCCGGAGGCGCCGCGAAAAAAAATATAAGACACCAAACAAAGCCCGCGCTAATAACCGTCAGTCGCTATTTTAATGAAATCTGGAATAGCAATAAATCCAGCGATCTGGGGCTTGATTATCTGGGAGTCCCCAATCAGGCCGGAGCTATTGGTTTGAAAGGAATTACTACGAATGATTTTAAAAACCGAATCCGCGAGGAAAATTCTCTATATTGGACACTAGATGATTTAGCCTCTGTACAAGAACAGCTAGGAGACACGTCAACTTCGGGGATCTCCGAAGGAACCAAAGGACTGGAACATTTAGAAGATGTTCAATATTCTTATTGTACCGCTCGGGGTGGCTATAGTGGAAACGATCAGGTAGTTAATCGAGGATCCCGAGCCGATTGTAATCCCCCGTTTGCTCCTTATATAGATTTAACCAATGCTTTGGTGGCTTCTTCAACAGGCGAATATGATTCGCCCCCGTGTCCCTCTCCAACGGGACCCCAAGCAAATGAGAGTACATCGGATAATGGAAATAATGCACGCGACTTCATATTGAGCAAGCTTGGAGTTAGGTTAGTGGGAAACACGGTGACCCAATTTCAAGAAATAGTAGGACAAATTTATGAAAAATCTTCATCACCGGATCCAGGTTTTGTTGGAGTGGGAGAGATTTTGGGATCTTCGGATTTACAAAGATATCAAAATATAGGCTCCCGCGCCCAATCGGGATGCGAAGAAAAAATAGTAGAAACAGACACAATCACCAACGATGAACAAATAGAGCCTTTAAGTGTTTTATTTATTCAAACAGTGGTTAACAATGGTAATTTAAATCTATCCAACACCCAAAGTGACGATGGATATCCGAGCCCCTATGCTCCATCTTCCATTACGACACAAAATAATTATAATTTAAATGATAGTTCCAATGTAGTCCAAAAACTACTTTATGCGCGCCGATATGGCGGAGGGAGATCTGAGAACACCTCCCAAAGAGGGTCACGCCCACCTACGAGCGCCGAACAATCCGCACCCCCTCTTTCTGCCGAAGAAGCTAGGACTGTTATGAAAGAGGTCCCCATGCAATACAGAGCACTAATCTTGGAAAAAACACCCGTGGCCATAAATAATTGGTCAGATTTAGAGATTGATGTGTTCACCAACGTTGAAACATCCGAATTCGCCCGATATAATTATAATATGATTGCAAAAGTAGATGTTCTTACTGGTTATAATACTACAAATTCTTTTTCTAACCCGGGCAAGCGATCTCGCGGTACTGTTACTCCAGGACGTGACCTCCCTTTAATGATGTCTCCCATGTTTGAATCTCTCGAAGAAAAACATTTTAATTCCTTAATGCTTGGAAAGCTCCTTTTGTGCCGATTTAGACAATATACTAATACAATTTTAGGCATTGGCACATCCCCCGGCATCGATGTTAAATATTTTGATCAATATTTCCTTTTATCTAAATCGCCTAATGACTGGAAAATACAACCTTCGGAATCTGCCCCGGCGCAAGTAGATAACCCTCTCGAACTTGCGAGATTAAGCAGCGGATATAAATGTTTGGGAGCACTGGAAGCTCAGAGTAGAGCGGATGGAGATTCAAATCCCTCGTTTCAGAGTAACCTTCGCGTCGAACAGGGCGCCAAAATTAAAATGGAGATTTTTTAATGGCCGACACTAAAATTATAGTTTCTGCAGAGAGCACTGAAGCTACTCGTGATATATTTCGTCGAGACACGGGGAATTACTGGAACGGCGAAACATATGGGGACCCCATAGCTTCAGACGAGCAAATTATAACTAATATTACTTTCGGAACTGAACAAGTTTATAAATTAAACTATCCACCATGGTTTGAGGGTCGACAAGAGATTAAAATTACAGGAAATCCCGCTTATTTTAAAGATATGGCCGCCTGGAAGAAATATGTACAACAATTTTCTTCCCATACTCAGTCTACTCCCTTTAGAGATTTTGCTTTTGATTTAAAAGCCTTGGTTCCGAAAAAAAGCATGGCCGCCCAACAACATGGCGCAGCGTATGGAAATGTAGATTTTATATATAATTTTTTTGTCCGGGATTATGAATTTGTAACGAGTATGCCAAGTATTCCTGAAACTATTTTGCCTAACATTTATGCGGATATTTCTAATGACGCAGATAATACCGATCCATTCTTTGAATGGTTAATGACAGGAGCCGGTATCCTACCCCTACAAGAAGCTGAATTAACCAGTTTAATGAAAACTTCATCAGAATGTCGGAGTAAGGGCTTCTATCAAAAGGTGGCTCAAAAACTCGCCCAAACCACGGGCACCAATCGAATGCAAATCGCTCGTCGCTATGCTAATATTATTTTTCCAATGGAAAATATTGATATTTTAAAAGATATAGAGCAATATGTTAATATCTTTCCGATGGTAAGTAAAATAGAGTTTAGTACTGATAGTCGGACTGAATTTGCTCAAATTTTAAAAGATTCTAAATTGAGCAGTTCGCTTTTAAAATATATTTCATTATTGGTGAGGAATTTGTCTCCCTCTCACTCTTTTGATCGTCACGATTATATAACTTTACAGAGCGGCGATCGTAGTGATATGAGCGGCAACGGTTCCTTTTTTGGTATAGGTGATTTTAATCCTTTAAACGTGAATGCCGAGGTGGGCACCGCAATGCCTGGATTTAAATTGTTAGACTGGTGGGCCGCTTTTTTAAATGATCAGATTGCGAATTCTTCTGCAGGAAATGAAATATTCATGGGAGATCAGTGTCAAGCTGTTTTAACTGCAAAAAATATCCAATCCGGTTTTGCGAAAATTTTATCTTTATTGATTTTTGCTGGAAAGATTCAAACTTTAATCGAAACTCACATGCGAAGCTTCGCAGAGATTACTAACGGTAAGAAATGTTATAATGAAACTGTGGCCTATCGTATCGCCAAATATAAAAATGGAGCTACGACAGGTACCCCTATCCAAAATATATGGATACCCAACTCCAACGATATGGATATAGTTAAATATTTTGACAGTCAAGTCAAATATGATAGAGAATATACTTATATAATCTTTGGGTATAATCTGGTAATAGGTTCTTTAATAAGATATGGACGCACCGCATTTACCGATGGACCTGAAGGTGATGAGCCGCTTTTGAAAACTCCCGGTGACCTGCCTAGCGGTCGCGGAGACGGCCGCGCCCCCGCTCCCGCCAATACCTACAAGGGAACCGTAATAGGCGGCGGGTCTCAATCTCAACAAGATTCGGACACCGATGCGCGAGTCGCCAGTGGAAATAGGAGATATGGGGGTACCAATCCAGACGAGGCGCCCAATGAAATCTTAGTACAATCAAGCCCGTCACCCTCGTCGATCTCGGCCGAAACTCGATCTGCTTATTATAAAGGGGCCATCGATGGAGGTGTTGTTGCCAACGGTCAACTCCGACTTGCTTTTGCCGCCAAGCCGACGTACAAACATGCATATGATAACTATACATCACCCGGTGCCCCGGGCCAAACCCCCAATCCAGAGAAAGACGGAATTACCGGACATAATACAGGATATCGTCCACCGATCGGTGGCATGAAGATACCAGTGAGGCCCGCGACTAAGCCTGACTTTACATTGCCCGCTCCCAATCTGGATGGTATCGATCAACCTCTTTACGAAGCCAAATTTGTCGCCATCACGCGTCCCTCTTTGCGAATTATTGAAACCCCCCTTTACGGCCGCCGTGGAAGGATTATTGATAATCCCCCCGTTTTCCCCGATGCATATTTTGTAGCTTTAAAGGGTCACGATAACAAAATAAAGATTAATTTAAATACCAATATTGGGTCATATCTGTTGCACCCCATTATTTTAGATCAGCCTTACGAAATTGAAGCTATCCAGAGGTTACGCCAAGGAAAACAATTACCAGGCACCATGCGCCTACGCTATACTACCGATGATCCAATTGATCGTTTTGAGATTTTTCGCACCACCAAACTACCCGAAAAATATAGTGATTTTAAAGAAATGCTTCATACGACGGTAGAGACGGATGTAGATGTCAAAAGCCCCCAAAAGGCATCCGCAGCATCTTATGTTGACATGATTCAGCCTAATGTTATGTATTATTATATGTTTCGGTGTATAGACCGACATGGTCATTTTTCTAATCCTACCTCGGTTTTTTCCGTTTTGATGGTAAGCAATGATGGTATTATTTTTCCTATTATTAAAGTAATACAGATGAAGCCCGCTCTCTCGCCACGACGAAATTCGAAACCACTTAAAAAAATGTTAAATATTCAACCGACCATGGGCCAGTCGATTATAGATTATGACCGTACTGATATGGATACACCAGTGGGGGCCAACGGAACTCCAGTGAGACTAGGAAGAGAGGATGAAGATTTATTTGGAAATAAATTTAAAATTAGATTAACTTCTAAAAAGAGTGGTAAAAAGATGGATTTAAATGTGGCTTTTAAGGTGGAATTCACTCCACAAGATTCGGCAAACTGCGGAGTCGACAGCATGGGCGAAAGTCCCAACTTTGCCCTAAACCCCGTCTTTCCTTCCGACCACTAATTTACAACTGCGAAAGGTAAAAAATAATTAAACACTTATATGTAGAACATACTATTTATATGAAGAAAGGGAATATATTATGGCTTTTTTAGATAATAGCGGAGACATCATTTTAGATGCCGTTTTGACTGACACGGGTCGCATGCGCTTGGCAAAAGCAGACGGCTCCTTCAAAATACAAAAATTTGCTTTAGGAGATGATGAAATCAATTATGAATTATATGATTACACTAACCCTAGTGGTTCGGCTTATTTTGATTTGGAGATTATGCAAACTCCCGTCTTAGAGGCTTTTACCAATAACATGTCTCAGCTTCATTCTAAACTGTTGACAGTTCCGCGTACTAATCTTCTTTATTTGCCTATATTAATGTTAAACCAAGTGTCTAACCTGACTGTTACAAAAATGCACAGTGATGGTGTTTTTTATGTGGGCGTCGATTTTGACACTATCACGGCCCTTGGGGCTGATTTCACTGGCCTTATCAATGGTTCCTCTCCAAAAGATGTCTCGGCCTTCATCCGCGTCGATCAGGGTTTGGACACCGCGCGCGTATCTCCGAGCTTGACTTTAGACGCTAGTTTAGTTGAAACCCAATATCTGGTGGAAATGGATTCGCGATTGGGTCAGGCTGTGGATAAGAGTGGGAATACTCTAGCTACCATTTCTTATATTGATGATGATCAGGTGGCTAGTTACTATTTATCATTAGGAACAGATCCTCGATTTGTCACGGACAATGATTCCATCTTAATAATCGGGGGCGATGGCCAAGCAGGCCAAACAACTAGTCAGGTAATCCGAGGACCACGCGGAACTATTTTTGAAATGGGAATCCAGGCTTCTTTGGATCTGCTTTCAAGTACCTATTATTTTAATTTGATAGGAAGTGAAAAATCAATCGCAATCGCGGGCGGCAGCACCGTAGACTGCTATGTTATTGATAGTAACGTCCGTATCACAGGTGTTACTACTGGATATCGAATGGATATTCCGGTTCGTTATGTGAAAAAGAAAAATTAATTGGAAAATCAGAAGGATTAAAGAATGGCTACAGTATATAAGAACTTATTAAGCAACGATGTTGCAACTACTCGGACTCTTCTTAATGAAGCAATCCCCATTACTGGGACCATCGTATCGGGCACCTATGATGATTTAAATATCAGGAACTACGCGCACGGAATGTTTCAAAGTGTGTATGATTATCCTATTTTAAGCTCATCCGCAAATCATATTTTTGATCTTACTTACGGGTACTCGGCCAAATATGATGATACTGCCCATTCCATGAACTCTAAAAAACTTAATATTTATAATCAAATGGCACAAGTGTTGGTAGGATATAGCCTTACTGGGTCGGTACTTCGGTTTGACCGGGACGGAGACTTAACCGGAGGCGATAAATTAGAAGCATGCGTGTTCATAAATTATGCGCGCCTATTAACCAAAGATGAAATTAAGAAAGGATCTTATACGCTCACATTGAAAAATGACGGAGCACCCGGAACAGTTACAATTGGAGATTATGGCGCGGCCAATGAATATCGGGTCAACTCCCCAGCAGGTGAATACGGAATACTTTATACGGCATCGTCTCCCATCGTCCCCGGGTCTGGAGTGGGGCTGATTTATTATCAGGCTGGCATCGCAGTCCTCACAGCCTCCACCGATATTATCGAAAACGCGCTTCTCTATACTGGGTCCGTTGCCGCTGTGGGAGGTAACCCGTGGAATATCTCAGGGACATGTGATGATATGAGACATATTTGGCAAAATAACTTTTTTAATAATACCACAGAACTCAATTCCACTATTTATTTTTGCAGAGTAAACAACAATGAATTTAATTATTCCTCTAACCCCACCTATTTGAGTGGGAGCCGGATTAATGTAAAACAAACCCGCGATTCCAATCCGGTTTCTTACATTACTACTGTGGGACTTTATTCAGCTGATAACGAGCTATTGGCGGTGGCCAAAGTTTCCGAGCCTCTCAAAAAAGATCCCACCAATGAGATGACACTCCGCGTCCGACTTGATTATTGATACGGAGGCGCTCTTATGCCGCTTAAAAAATTTACATCAAATGATATTTTTTATAATACGGTAAAAACATATCCTAGCGTCCAACTGGATGTCTATGATAGTCAAACATATTACCAAAATGCCGGGGCCATATCGGGCGCCTTTGCGCCGAATGTACCGTGTATCCCTACGGGCTATATTTCTCTATATGAGTTGAATGTGGATCGGAATGAAGATGATACAGGGTTCATATATCCCTTCTTGGTGAAAAATGGGACATTATCAAACTTTAAAACTATCTCCACGAGCGAATTCGTCGAGGGATTCCAATATGGGGATATTTTAACTGGCTCCTATCCTCTTGAAGCATCGGTGAGTCGTGAATATTTTTTACCTGGCGCCGGGGTATATAATATAGCATCGCGTGTATGGACAGCGGGCCACCGCCGGAGCCACTTGTATGCATTACAGAATACTTTAAATTATAATATATTTTTAAGTTCTCATTATGCCTTTATTTCTAGTTTGGGAAATAAGGGAACGCAATCTTTGTCTCTTATTTCCATTCCTTCTATTTTTTATGGGTCCTCCATAAAGAAGGGGACGGTAGATTTGCAATTTTATATTTCCGGGACGCTCATAGGGCGCCTACAAGATAGTCGTCAAAATGGAGAGTTAATTCAAGTTGATGGAACCCCTTACGCTCAAAGTCAGGGCTCCGGGTCGGTAGCGGGTGTGGTTCTCTATAATCAAGGGTTCTTGATATTGACGGGTTCTTGGCCACTCGAAAACGGGGTCACACGTAACTATTTAGGCGGCGCCTCCACAGAAATATCAGCATGGGTCTATTTTGGTGCGGGATTGGGTGGTCACGAAACGACCACAGGGGGGCCATTACCCCATGGAAGTGTACCTTCCGCCAGCTTCCGTATGGAATTCGAGGGCACTCAATATATTCCTACGGTCACATTATTCGCCCATGCCGATAAGGCCGAATTTAATTATTCTAATAATCCTACATATGTGGCTCATGATCAAACTATGTTGCCACTGACGGGGGCCTATACCTATATCGAGCCCAATTTAAGTATTAAAAACACTGTTCAGACTCCCTACCCGGACCCTACTGGATCTTTTAAAAAAATCACCTATATCTCTAAAATTGGTATTTATGATGATATGGGGAACCTAATAGGCATCACATCTATAGCCACACCAGTTAAAAAAACTGAAGAGCTAGATTATACTTTCAAATTAAAGTTGGATTTTTAATGATATTGGGATTAGATGTTAGTACGAGCATCGTTGGTGTTTGTGTTCTTGAAAATGATAAAATTGTTCACACTGCTTATATAGATTTGAGAAAAATCAAAAACTTTTTTGAGAAAGCACACCGTGTTGAAGCGGCCCTAAAAGACATAAAGAAGGATTTTAAAATTGAATACATTTATATCGAGCAAGCCCTTATGTTTTTCCGCCGAGGAGGCTCAACTGCTAAAACTATGTCAATTCTTCAACGATTTAATGGTATTGTATCCTGGATATGTTATAATATATATGATATGGAACCGAATTATGTAACCCCAATCACAGCGCGCTCGAAATGTGGGATTAAGATCAAGAGAGGCGAAAAAGCCAAAGAAATTGTCATGAAGCACTTCGTAGATAACGAAGATTTTGGCATTATTTATACCAAAAAAGGCAATATTCAGAAATATTGTTACGATATTGCCGATGCTATTATTGTCGCCCGCGCCGGATATATTTTACAAGAGGGATTAAAAAAGACTTGACAAGGGCGCAGAAGTATGTTATATTAGTAGTATGAATGAAAAGCTATCTATTCTCTCTCGTATCCTTGGATCACATTATCAAACGAACGACGAACATTTGTTCTTTTGCCCTTATTGTAAGCACGAAAAGAGAAAATTTTCTGTCAATCTGAGGCGCAATGTCTACAAGTGCTGGATATGCAATCAGCGCGGAAGAAGCCTATATAGGGTCGTCAGGCGATTTGGCTCCTTCAAGGACCAGGAAGGCTGGAGGGCCCTCACGGGCGCGCCCAGAGAGGACTTAAGCCTCTTTGAAACCCTGTTTGAGGCCCAAAAGGAGGAAGAGATTATCCAGGTGGTTGATCTTCCAAAGGACTTTAAGAGCTTGACCCGTAAAAAACTTGACCAACGTGGAAAGCGCATGGCCAAATATCTAGAAAACCGAGGAATTGATAAAAAAGATATTCTTCAATGGAAGATTGGTTATTGTTCGCAAGGTCGATATCGGGATAGGGTCATTTTTCCGTCTTTTAATGAGAGTGGGAATCCTAATTATTTTGTTGCACGATCTATTACGGAGGAGGATTTTAAATATCTTAACCCCGCAGCCAGTCGCAACATTATTTTTAATGAGTTGTACTTGGATTTTGATAAAGAGATAACGATTGTCGAAGGCATCTTTGATGCTATGAAAGCTGGAAATGCCGTTCCTATTTTGGGATCAACATTATCAGAGAATTCTTTGCTTTTTAAGAAGATTATTAAGCATGATACGCCCATTCTTTTAGCATTGGACAAAGATGCTAAATGGAAGGCAGTTAAAATTAAACGTTTGCTATTAAAATATGGCATCGAAGTAAGAGAACTAGATTTAGAAGAATATGAAGACGTTGGTGAAATGTCGAAGGATGAGTTTAACCGTTTATCATCCACCGCTTCTTTTATTCAAGAAGACGATATTCTTGTTTCTCTTCTTTCCGATGTCTCTTAGGAGAAAAAGTGAAATTTGCACATATTGCAGATACGCACATTCGTAATTTAAAATATCATTACGAATATAAAATAGTGTTTGACAAATTGTATCAAACATTGAAAGACGAAAAGGTAGATTATATCATCCATTGCGGTGATATAGCTCATACAAAAACGCAAATCAGTCCCGAATTCGTGGAGATGTGTACAAACTTCTTCCGAAGTTTGGCGGATATTGCACCCACATATATAATTCTGGGTAATCATGACGGGAATTTAAAAAATTCCAGTCGTCAGGATGCTTTAACTCCCATTGTGGAAGCCTTGAATCACCGTAATCTTCATTTGTTGAAGAATTCTGGAGAAGTCCAGCTAGACGGGAAGTTTGTGTTAAATATATTGTCAGTTTTCGATGAAGACAATTGGGTCACGCCAAGTGATTTGAGCAAAGTGAATATTGCTTTATATCATGGCTCTATCTCGGGTGTTAAAACCGATACCGGTTGGATCATGCAACATGGCGACCATCCTGTGGAAATTTTTGAAGGTTTAGATTATGGATTTTTGGGGGACATTCACAAGACCAATCAATGTTTAGATGAAAAAGGATATATTCGTTATCCTGGCTCGACCATTCAACAAAACTTTGGAGAAACCAATGATAAAGGCTTCTTAATTTGGGAAATCGATAGTAAACAAGACTTTACTTGCCGACATATTCAGATCGATAATCCCCGCCCGTTTATTACTATTGATTTAACCTCTAAGGGGAAACTGCCCCCCAACACACATCTTCCCCCTAACGCTCGTTTGCGTCTTGTATCTCATAATAACCTTCCACTCAATGTAATGCGAAAAGCTATTGAAATTGCGAAAAGTCAATTTCAACCGCAGAGTGTTACTTTCCTAAATCGTGCAGCAGGCGACCATGGGACTGTGAATGAACTAGCATCAGGATTACAGACAGAGGATCTCCGCGATATTACTGTTCAAGAAGATTTGATAAACGAATATTTGAAAGATTATGAGCCATCGGAAAATTTATTAAAGAAAGTTCAACAGTTAAACTTGAAATATAATCAACTAGCCGAGGAGAATGAAGAGGTCTCTCGTAATATTAATTGGAAATTGCGAGAAATTGAATGGGATAATCTTTTTAACTATGGAGAGGGAAACTCTATTAATTTTGATAATTTGAATGGAATCGTTGGTATCTTCGGAAAGAACTTTTCGGGCAAATCTAGCATAATTGATTCAATTTTATATACCATTTTTAACTCGACTTCTAAAAATGATAGGAAGAACTTAAATATTATTAATCAGAACAGGGGCACCGGACGAGGTCGAATAAAAATCTCTATTGGGGAAAACGATTATTTTGTCGAGAGAGAATCGGAAAAATACACGCGTAAACTCAAAGGCATCGTGACTGAAGAAGCACGCACGAATGTGGATTTTAAGATGTATAACGCATCCGTAGATCATATCCAACCATTGAACGGCCTCACGCGAAATGAGACTGATAAAAACATTCGAAAAACTTTCGGAACATTGGATGACTTTCTTTTTTCTTCAATGTCTTCTCAGTTGGGAGCCTTAGCATTTATTAGTGAGGGTTCCACGCGCCGAAAAGAAATTTTAGCCAAATTCCTTGATTTGGAGTTTTTTGACAAGAAATTTAAATTAGCAAAGGAGTCTGTAGCTGACACAAGGGGCGCCCTCAATAAATTGGAGGGGCGCGCCTATGATGAAGAAATAATCGCTGCCGAACTCGATCTGGAGGATTATAATGCAAAACTTACCAAACAACAAAACGCTTGCAATAAATATGACCTCTCCATTAAAGAAAAAAACCAACAACGAGAGGATATTACTGCCCAAATTGAATCTATCCCAGCCGAAATCATTGATGTGGTCACCGTGAGGGGGGATTTGCGAGACAAAAGGAACCAAATAGTTTCTTTATCGGATGCGAATCAAACGTTGCTTTTAGATCGCGACGAAAAGAAACTACAATATCAAAAAATTACTGATTTTATTGAAAATTTTGACATTAAAAGTTTATATGAAGAACAATACGAAATTGATGAAATGGTGGCTGAATTAGAAGTATTAGAGGCTGGACTACATAAAGAAGAAGAGGAATTGGATCGCAATAGAAATCGTGTTCAACTGTTAAATGGAATCCCATGTGGGACCGAGTTTCCTACGTGTAAATTTATTAAAGATGCATATGTTTCGAAAGCCACCATTCCAAGCAATAAACAAAAAATTGAAATTTTTGAAGACTCTATTGAAGATTTGTCTGATCAAGTAGCAGTGATTAATCCAGAAAGAGTCGAGGAACATATCGCTAAATATAATCAAGTAGTGGAGAAGAAAAATATACTTTCTAATGATATAACCAATGCTGATTTGAGGGTAGAAAAGAATTCTTCCATTATCAAAGATTTGATGAGCCAAATAATGTTGCTTGAAGAGAAGGTATCCGAATATGAACTTAATAAAGACGCTATTGAAAACTTAGAAAGTTTGATCAAAACAAAAAAATCTCTTAAATGGGAGGCGACCAAATTACAACGTTTATATGAGGGGTGTCAAGAGGAAGTGTTGACTCTCTATAAAACAATCGGCTCTTATGAACAAAAAATAGAAAATATAAAAGAACAACAGCAACAGTTTATGGATTTGCGCGATGAATATGCGGCTTATGATCTTTACTTGCGATGTCTGCATCCAAATGGGATAGCCTACGACATTATCAAAAAAAGACTTCCGGTTATTAATGAAGAAATAGCTAAAATCTTGGCTAATATTGTCGATTTCGAAGTCTTCTTTGAGGATGATGGAAAAAGATTGAATATCTTTATTAAGCATGCAGAGTATAATCCGCGCCCGCTGGAAATGGGTTCCGGCGCTGAAAAAACCATCGCTGCGGTCGCTATCCGATTGGCACTCCTATCAGTTTCGAGTTTACCAAAATCCGATATTTTCGTTCTGGATGAGCCGGGGACTGCTTTGGACGAAGAAAATATGCAAGGCTTTATTGATATCTTAGATTTAATCAAATCATATTTTAAAACAGTTTTATTGATTTCTCATGTGGATTCTTTAAAAGACTGTGTAGACATGCAAGTCACCATTGATAAAAAGGAAGGTTATGCATTCGTTCAGCAGTAAAGAAACTAATTATATAGGCTAAAGGAGAATACATGACAATGACACAAGTAGCAAAAGGTCTTTTGGACCGCGTATTAGAAAAAATGGTTTCACGAAAACTATTGGTATGGAGTATGGCAACAGCTTTAATGTTCACGGCTCATATCGATAGCGGAGATTGGTTAATTTTAAGCGCATTATATATCGGTGGTCAATCCGTAATTGACGCAATTGTGAAACTCAAGGGGGGAATGTGATTAACATTAATTTTGGTGACCTCATAGGCGGAATCGGCAAATTTTTGGCAAAGTATTGGCAAACTATTGCCCTGGTCGGCTTGTTGGGGTTTGTGTTCTTATCGCGGAATAATTACTCGGCGCTTAAAGATAGTTTTGACGTGGCCGTGGATTCTTATGAAAGTGAAATAGCAGCTATGAAAGCTCTTTACGCTGAAGAGTTGGCATTACGCGACAACACATTGAAAAATTACGAAGAAATGTTAAATCAACTCAAAGAAGATTATAATGATACTCGCGAAGATTTAGAAGAAGCTCGGCAAGAACGAGCAGCAAGCCATCTTCGCGACTTCGAAAAACAACCCCAGGTCTTAGCTGATAAAATTTCTGAAACATTCGGATTAGAATATGTGGAATAATTTTATCAAAACATTCTTAATTTTTATTCTCTTCACGAGCGGTGCATATGCAGCAGATGGGAAATTTACATTCGTTCAAGAGGGAAATGAGGTGCCATTTACTGGCACGCTCTTTGATCCTGAAGCCACAGCGAAAATGTTGTCGGATCACGAATTTCTCAAAGAAGATTATGAGTTGGAAATGGCCTATCGCTTGGCAGTTCAGAAAGAAGAATACGATTTTCAGGTCGAACAACTCAACATCACGATCCGGTTTCAGAAAGAACACTACGAGGCTTCCTTGGCTATCTATGACGCTCAAGTGGAGGATCTAAGAAAAATCATTGCTAAAAAACCAAGCAAGGTCGGAACCGGATTAATAATCGCAGGTGGGTTTGTAGCGGGAGTTCTAACTGCTGTGGCAATCGTATATGCGGTGGATGGCAAATGAGCGATAAGTGGAATAAATTAGCTCAATATGAAAAGGCTATTTCCCAAAAATATGGGGAAGAAGCCATTCAAAATCCACAGAAGGACTGGTCTGAAGATAAGGAAGCCGATTATCAAAAACAGTTGCAGGAACTCTATCATAAAGAAGGGGCACAAGATGAGACGCTGGATAAAGTAGAAGTTGATGGCTTTTTAGTATCTAAAAAACTACTTAATAGAGATAATAATCGGAATTGTCCTATTTGTAATATTTATTCTTTTGAAATACGAGACAATATTTATATGAACAAATTTGATTGTTGTTTTAAATGCTATATTCAATGGGTTGAAAATCGCGAAGACAGATGGAAAACGGGCTGGCGCCCACAGAAGGAAAAATAAAGGAGACGCAAATAATGGCGACAACATTAGAAATTATACAAGGGATTGCTCAGGCGGCTGCGAATGCATACGATGGCGCCCACGATGCACGTTTTGTGCCCGATAACAAAACTAAACAAATAGGTCTCTCTAGAGAGGAGGGTTGCCCCATTGTAGACAGTCGTGTTATCGACGGCTTTGGTGTTAAATTTATTGGTAATATGCTTCAAATCAATTATCAAGGAGATGTGCGCCTTAAAGATGTATACGCTAAGGGTTTTGAAGAAGAATGTGACCGTAGGTTGGAAGCCATTGGTGATTTTTTAAAAAAAGAATATAAAAATTTAACTGGCAAACGTGTGTCATTGACGGGGGTAGGAGAGGCCACTTGTATAGTTCAAAATACATCCCGTGTTCGAACTTTCGTAATGGCCCATAAGCTTTTTAAAATTGGGGGTCTCAAAGGTGTAGATACTTTAGATGATCTCCCGCGAACTTTGGGAGAGAGTGTAACAGATCCACTTGCTGTTAATTATTATAAATTTCTCACAGAAGGTGGATTTAGTGATACTGAAGAAAAATAATGACTTATACTCTTTCCAAAAAAGAGATCGTTACGGAGATTCTCAAATGTGGAAAAGATCCTAATTATTTTATCAATAATTATGCCCGGATCTCACATCCAGTTGAGGGGCTGATTCCGTTTAAAACTTATCCTTATCAAAGTGATCTTTTGAACGATTTTAATGATTATCGTTTCACGGTTATCTTAAAGGCGCGCCAATTGGGGATATCCACGATTGCAGCAGCCTACATTGTATGGATGATGGTATTCCATCGTGATAAAAATATTCTTGTGATGGCCACCAAATTTAAAACGGCCTCCAATCTTGTAAAAAAAGTTAAAGCTATTCTTAAAAATATTCCTGACTGGCTGTTAATAGCGGATATTGCTATTGATAATCGCGCTTCTTTTGAATTATCTAATGGCTCTCAAATCCAAGCTGCCTCGACTTCCGGTGACGCCGGCCGGTCGGAGGCTTTGTCTTTATTAGTAATCGACGAGGCCGCTCATATTGATAATTTAAATGATTTGTGGGCCGGATTATATCCTACCATTTCCACGGGTGGACGCGTCATCGCGTTATCTACCCCCAATGGGGTTGGTAACTGGTTTCACAAAACTTATGCCGAATCCGAAGAAGGCGCTAATGATTTCCATCCTATTAAACTTTTGTGGGATGCTCATCCTAATAGAGATATGGCGTGGTTTGAGAAAGAAACCAGGAATATGTCACGGCGGGAAATAGCCCAAGAGTTGGAATGCAACTTTAATACATCTGGCGAAACAGTAATCCACCCCGATGATATACAGAGATTATATTCTAATATTCAAGAACCCAAACATAGAACATCTTTTGATCGCAACATGTGGATATGGGAAGAATATAAAGCAGATTGCTCCTATCTTTTGGTGGCTGATGTGGCCCGAGGCGACGGCGCCGATTATTCGGTCTTCCATATTATAAAGTTAGACACCATGGAAATAGTAGCTGAATACCAGGGGAAACCTAGCTTGGATATGTATGCTAATATTTTATTTCAAACTGGCAAGGAATATGGGGGGTGCTTACTGGTTGTGGAAAATGTAGGAATTGGGATTTCCATTCTCGAAAAATTAACTGAATTAGAATATCCTAATATCTATTATTCTATCAAAGGTACACACGAATTTGTAGATAGCCACCGAGGAGAAAGAGATCCCAATGCCGTACCGGGGTTTACTACTTCTCTCAAAACACGCCCCCTAATTGTAGCAAAATTAGAAGAGTTTATCAGAAATAAACTAATTACTATATATTCATTACGAACGATTAACGAGTTTAAAACTTTTATTTGGCACAACGGGAAGCCCCAAGCTATGCGAGGATATAATGATGATTTAATCATGGCCCTCGCAATAGGATGTTGGATAAGAGACACGGCTCTGACTGTCAATAAACGCGATATAGAATATAAAAAGGCGTGCTTGGATTCCATGATAACTGTAAATACCAAACTAAATACAACAATGCCAGGAATGCAAGGTTATAATCGCAAAGAGGCTTTAGATGAAAAATTATTTAAAGCCCAAGAAGATTACAAACAATATGCTTGGTTAATAAAAGGATAACAATGGCTGACTCATCAAAAAATAATCCCGCGAATGCCCAATCGGAACTTTTCAGGCGATTGACTCGCCTCTTTTCTGGGCCCATCACTAATTGGCGCACGCAGCAAAATCGTAAAATACGACGAACTTCATTAGATAGGTTTGCCACTGAATTTAGATCGGCTTCGGGACAACAATTTCGAAAATCGGAATATAGTCCGTTCGATGTCATGCATTCTAAAATTATGGCTCAACAAAATAGGGCCGAAAGATATACGGATTATGAGCAAATGGAATATATGCCAGAATTAGCGTCTGGTCTGGATATATATGCCGATGAAATGACCACCCACTCATCGTTAGAGCCTATGTTGCACATTAAATGTCCGAATGAAGAAATCCGGGCTGTTTTACATTCGTTATATAATAATGTTTTAAATATTGAACATAATTTGTTTGGGTGGTGTCGATCTATGTGCAAATTTGGAGATTTTATTCTTTATTTAGATATCGATGAAAGATTAGGAGTTAAAAGCACTATTGCTTTGCCGCTCAAAGAAGTGGAGCGGCTTGAGGGGGAAGACCCCACGAACCCCCAATACATCCAATATCAGTGGAACTCGGCCGGAATGACTTTCGAAAACTGGCAAGTGGCACATTTTAGGATTTTAGGTAATGACAAATATGCCCCCTATGGGACTTCTGTTCTGGAGGGCGGCCGCCGCATTTGGCGCCAATTAGTTCTTATGGAGGATGCAATGATGGCCTATCGTATTGTTCGTTCCGCCGAAAGACGCGTCTTTTATATGGATGTGGGTAATATCGCGCCTCAAGACGTTGAGCAATATATTCAAAAAACTATTACAGCTATGAAAAGAAATCAAGTTGTAGATGCGAAGACCGGCCGCGTGGATTTACGATATAACCCCCTATCAGTCGAAGAAGACTTTTTTGTACCCATCCGGGGAGGGGAATCATCTAAAATCGAACAACTACAAGGAGGCGCTTTTACTGGGGATATTGATGATGTAAAGTATTTACGCGATAAACTTTTTGCAGCTATCAAAATCCCTCCGGCTTATTTATCGGCCGATCGGGAATCCTCCGAAGATCAAACAACATTGGCCCAAAAAGATGTTCGTTTTTCTCGAACGGTGCAACGTTTGCAGCGCGCTATCATTTCTGAGTTAGAAAAAATAGGGATTGTACATTTATATACATTGGGCTTTCGCGGCGATGATTTAGTAAGTTTCCGACTTACATTAAATAATCCTTCTAAAATTGCGGAACTCCAAGAAATGGAACACTGGAAGGCTAAATTTGAAATAGCCGGCGGTGCAACTGAAAATTATTTTTCCAGGCGGTGGGTTTCCGAGCATATTTTTGGTTTGTCGGAAGAAGAATTTTTACGCAACCAGCGAGAAATATTCTTTGATCGTAAATATGAAGCGCAGGTGAATGCTGCAGCCGAATCTATGGCCGAAGCCGAAGCAACAGCAGGCGCAGGAGGAGGTGATCTTGGCGGTGATCTTGGGGGTGATCTGGGAGGAGACCTTGGAGGAGACCTTGGAGGAGACCTTGGGGGAGACCTTGGGGGAGACCTTGGAGGAGACCTTGGAGGAGACCTTGGAGGAGACCTTGGAGGAGACCTTGGAGGAGAAGAAGATTCGGGCGCCCTTTTGGCAACCCCGCCAGCCAAACGAGATACCCAAACTGGCAAGAAAATAACTAGAAAGTCAACCGAGCCCCAATCTAAGGGACATCGCTACACTTCCGTTAAATATAGAGAGGGCGACGGCCGAAACGGGCGCCCACAAAATTATGTAGCAAAAGGATACCCCCAACCAAAAACATGGAACCCTGGTTCTCCCGGTCTCAAGAGTCTAGGAAAAGGGATTTATGAAAATAAAGAATCTACTTATAACCAGGAAGAGCAGCTATTGTTTGAATCTAATAATGAAGTAAAAAAATTAATAGCCGATTTAAGTAACTTGGAGATTAAAACAAATGAAAATGAAGCATAATAAAAAACGTAATACGGCTTTCATTTTTGAAGTGTTGATCAGAGAGCTGACCAAAGCGATTGTTGATAAAAATGGCAAGAAAAAGCAAATTATCATAACTCTTATCAAAGAAAATTTTAAAAGTAACACGGCACTGGCCCGAGATTTAGAGCTTTACAAAACTTTATTAGATACCAAAAACATTGAAAAAGATACAGCCGAAAAACTTATTTTTGAATGCCGCATGCAACGCTGCACCATTAATCGGCAAGCTTTATTCCAAGAACAAACTGCTCTTATAAATAAGATTAATAAATATGTCTCTAAAGATGCTTTCACGATGTTTATACCCAATTATCGTAATGTAGCCACGGTATATCAAATATTTAATCCGGGTACCAAAACCAAACAACGCGTACTTTTAGAGAAGCAGATAGCTAATCAAATGATTATTTCCAGTGATGAACAAAAACCTCTTTTGAAATCTATCAATAACCTCACATTAAAAACTTTTATTAAAACTTTCAATCACAAATATAATAAAGATCTTGTCAGTGAACAAAAAACTCTTCTTAATAAATATATTTCCTCTTTTTCGGACAACGGAGTGGAAATGCGTGTATTTTTAAATGAAGAAATCACGCGATTAAAAGGCAATATTCAAGAAGCCCTCCAAATAGAAGAAATTAAAAATGATGCCACCATGTTGGAAAAAACGACTGCTGTACTGGATATTTTAAATAACACGTCTCAACGACCCGTGGATGCATTATTTATTCAGGATATTTTAAAAATTCAAAATTTGGTAAGGGAAATTAAACGCTAATGCCTATTACTATCAAAGTTGGAAGAAAAAAAGAAGAAGTAACCCTTCACCTAGAAGCCCGCCGAACTTTAGATGGTAATATTTTAATATATGACCATGACGATATGGATATTGCCTTGTTGTTGAAAGAAAAGAAAATCTTAACTTTCCCCAAAGAAAAAGCATCCGAGGCTCTTTACGATTCCCAAAATCGTTTATTTGAATTTTTAAGACAAAAGGGATTGGTGGTTTTAGATTCGATTCGAGGTGGTAATATTTTTGGATCTATCGAGGCCATGATTGCCGAATCTCAAGACAAAGATTATGATACTTTAAGTTATGTCTTGTATGGAATTTCCGAATTTATAACTCAAGAAAAACCCTATATGGATTATATTAAAGACTATGAGCAAATGATGGATGATTATTTGACGGAACCTACCGATAGAGATTCAACTGAGCTTGGTGAAGTCCCTCAAGTCGCCCAAAAAGGGACTATCCGCCCCGGTTATAACTATGCTCCGTATTGGATGAGTTATATGCTTGAAAATTTAAAAAAGGAATAAGTAAATGAAGATATCAAAAGCATATTTAAAAAAACTTATTCAAGAAGAGGTGTCTCACTTGGGAGAGGATGAGGGTTTTGAACGAGCTTCCGATACTACGCAAGATAAAGCCAAAACCGCGATCCTAGACAACACGCCACTGGGTACCCAAGATACTTTGGATTTGATTTATGAGTTAATCCAGCTAATAGAAGACCCAGATGCATCCGAGAGAGATGGTCATCAATTGGTAGTAGATTTTTTCCCCGGCGAGGAATAGATGGATCTTTTCTATTTTATTTTAAGTGCTTACGGTTTAACGCAGTTACTTTGTTATGGTAAGATTTTTGGAAAAATCCGCCCAGAAGGATATTTTTGGACATGTCCTATGTGTATTGGATTTTGGGTAGGGGTCTTTTT